CTTAAGAATCAACTATATAGGGAATTAGCGCATCTCTTTGGTAGCCAAAAAGTTAATCTAGCGGCTAAAAACTCAAAAAACAAATTTATAACCATAGCCAATATTCAATCACTTAGCTCATTGCCCGACGACCACTTCCATGATAAGCACTTATTAATAACCGATGAAGTGCATCACTCTGTAGCCAGTTCGTTCCAAGAAGCTAACACCAGACTCTTCAGCGGCATCTATTATCGCCTGGCTCTGACTGCCACGTTCTTTCGTGCCGACCCAGCCGAAGATATGTTTCTCCGCTCATATAGTGGTAACATCCTATTCGAGATGACCTCCGAACAAGCCATAGACCGAGGCTATATCGTTAGACCCTATTTTAAAGCCTTTAACGTGGTTTATACGGCTCCAGAGTTAAAAGCCTTATCCGAGGCTAAGTCCTACCACGATATGCGTGTAATGCTCTATAACAACGCCATAAGCTATAATAGCGCTATATGCCGGGTGATCCAGCGGGCCCTAGCCGATTCTAAGCCTACGGTCGTACTGTTCGACCAGCTAGAGCATCTAAACGCGGTAAAGGCTTTATTAGCCTCATATACCTCCGTAGAGCCTACCCTAGTGACTGGCTTAACGGATGATAACCAGAAGTCCATAGAAGAGTTTAACGCGGGTAATCTACCGCTACTCTTTGGGACTAGCTGCCTTGGCGAAGGTGTTAATACTAAGCCGGTAGGATGTCTTATACTGGCTGCCCCTGGTCGAGCTAAGTCTCAGTTCTATCAAAACGTAGGGCGTGGCTTAAGGAATAGTACAGGTAAGACGAGTTGTGACGTGTGGATTCCTAGGGTTAGCGCGCATACTATATTCGCTAGCCACTTTAAGAATAGATCCGGATTCTGTAAGGAGTTCGGTAAGTATGGAGAAATACAATGGTGCGAGGTTTAGGGTTCTTTATCATGTTAGTAATGATGGTAGTGTTTGCCGAGATGATCGGGCGAGCTAGTGGCAAGTCCCCTAGTGTATCGGCTAGGGCTAAGAAGATTATAACCGATAGCATGTCGCCTTTGCCTGAATGTCCGGTGGATATGGTGGGTGAGGATACCGTGTTATTAGTGGAGATATGTCCCAGTCCAGAGGCTAAGTGGAATCGTAAGGTTAGAGCGGTCCACCCTACATGGTGTTCGATGCGATATTGGCCCGAAGGTTCGGTAAGCCATTCTACTAGGGTTATAGGAGCTTATAGAGAGGGCGGCGGTAAGAAGGATGTCTACGTATGGTACCATGATAGTGGTAAGTATGAAGATCCGGGTATTCTACCAGGCGCTTATATGTTTGCTAAGCAATGTGGAATTAAGACGGTTATGGTACCGATGCAAAGCTTAGATCCAGAAGAGCCGGGAGATAAGGAAGAAGAGTTAGCTATACTTAACTATACGAAATCAGGTGGGGTAGTATGGGCATCGGCTGGTAACTTTGGGATTAATCTTAGCCGCTTTAACTCATTCCCGGCTAGCTACCCTGGGGTGAATGCAGTAGGGGCTTTAAACTGCACTAAAGTGCCGGCAACTAAAGCTGAATATTCTAACTATGGCGGTAAGGTTAAGTATTGGGAATGTGGTGAATATGCTGACAGTGAAGGAACGTCGTTCTCTATGCCACGTTTTGTTGGCAAAAGAGAAGTAGAAAACAAAGAGACTTTTATCGGGTTTATTCGTTCGTTGTTTGGACTACAGTAGATGGGTGGACTTGTAGGTGAAAGTGATAAGCTCCGCCTGGGATCTTATGGGCTAAAGCACACTTGAACTTACCGGGCCTACTAGGGTCATACTCAAATCTAGCATTAATCTTATCGACTAAGTATTTGATTTGTTCATCGGTATAGATAGAAGATCTAAAGTCAGCTGCCCTAAGATACTGATGTAGGCTAGGTTTAGCGAACCCATATAGCTTGATTTGATCTTCATCATCCCGAATAAATGATGTCATTACCGGATTAATACCTAATTCTAGGGATAGTTCTACGAAATAGTCCACTACCATAGTGATAGGTAGCTTCTTAGCGATAGCTGCTTTATACTGGTCTTGAGTCTCTTTGTCTTTGTAGAGTAATCCCATTAGTTAATCTTTAGGTAAAAGGCTGCAGTATAATAAGGCGGTATGTTAGATCTAGTACCGAAGTTATGGTTATGTGGGGGTGAATAAGGTCCTACGATGTTAGATCCAGATGATACTACTGGATCTGGTACACTGGAGGTAGCTGAGCCTGGGTCGCCGAAGTTAACGTCAGTAGTAGCCTCCCCTCCGTATGCCCCGGCTCCTCCAGTAGTAGATCCATAGATGAATCTATCGACTAGATTTGGTGTGTAACGGACGTTAATTCCAATGGTACGAAGTGGACTATCAGGATTAGTTATCTCTGCTCCATTCGCCAATTGCCACAAGTTAGGGTTAGGTGCTGATACCCCTGGCTGATTAATAGCAAACATCATGATAGTGCCGATAGGTACACAATCAATTAAGCGGTTGACCTGCTGACCCATCTGCTTATAGGTACTTTCAGCCAAAGCTGATCCGTAATCTAAGGAAATTGTGTCTAGTTTTTGAGCAATTGTAGGGGTCTGAATAGCCATATTAACCTCGCTTGACTTATATTAATTATACGATTAGACTTAACTATATGAAATACGGACGACTTACGACCGATTTTAGTGAATATAAGATAAAGATTTCAGCACGAGGCTGGAACGTGAAACATTATAAATGCGTATGTGACTGTGGTAATATAACTTACGCAGAAAAGTCTAGTATAAAACTAGGATATATAAAATCCTGTGGATGTCTTAGATCTGAATCTGCTAAAGCTAGATGGCCATCTCTCGTTGAATCCTGCAAAAAGCACAGTAAATCTAATACAAGACTATACAATATTTGGAAAGCTATGAACAATAGGTGTTATTCTCCTAATAATATTGGATATAAATATTATGGTGGTAGGGGTATCACAGTATGTGAAGAGTGGAGATATAGTCCAGTAAATTTTATAAAATGGGCTGAATCTACTAATTATTCACCTGACTTATCAATAGACAGAATTGATATCAACGGTAACTACAGTCCTTCTAATTGCAGGTGGGCTACTTTATCTCAGCAGAGCAAGAATAGAAGACCTTATAAAATAAGCCATGGTCGTGCTGATAGTAAGTATTGTTATTCTTTCAGTAGATTAAAAGCAAAATGTTATAATCCTTCAAATCCTAGTTACCCCTTATTAGGGGGTAGGGGTGCGACTATATGCGATGAATGGTTAAATAATGTTGGTTTATTTATAGAATGGGCAGAATCTACCAATACAAATAGTAGAACTCCAGTTTTAGATAGAATAGATAGGAATCTACCCTTCTCTCCCTCAAATTGCGTATGGGTCTCGCAGGGTTATTATAATAAATGGGTAAGAGAATTATTAAAGGAAAAATAATACTATATATCTAACCGACTGCCAATTACGTATGGATCACCATTATCCTCTATGAACTTATACTCTCCGCTAGTGAGATCCTCGAGTTCCATACTTATGGAAGCCGCGTATCTATCCGTCGGCTTACCTAGCCACACGAATTTCTCTTTTTGAATAGCATTAGCATCCACGTACTCGCTATAACCTAAGTAGTGTCCTGCGGTAGGAATACCAGTAGCCGAAACTACAGTCGGTATAATAGTGCTAGACCAATTATTGACGAACGTGATGACATTACCGACTACAGATAGTATCTCATTTACCTCTACTGGAGCGCCCCCAGCACTAGCATCATACAAAGCTACCTTATATCCTGGCACCCAAGCAAAGCCTGTAGTGGATTGATATCTAGCCTGAGCGTTTTGCCCATCTACATCTACGGTAGTAATGGTATTGATAGTTGAGCTAACGATCTCGGCGTTAGGTGATACATGGCCGAAACGACCTACTGCCCCTAAACCTATGATACCGCTACATCCACCTATCCTAGGGCCTGGTGGGATATAAGAACCATCACATAGCTCAGTAGTACCTAAGGATCTAATCTTAGCTGATATAGTCCAATTCTTTAAGTTAAAGCTAAGTTCTCGTATATAGGCTGGGATATTGTTATAGCGACGTTGAGATGAGCTAGAATTCCAAGGACAAAAGCCGCCAGTTCCGTCGGCATATAGGATTTTAACCATGTCTGTAAGGTTAAGTAGCATACAACGCCAAGCTAGGTCTACCTCTATCATCTCTGGTTGAGGGACTGACTGTCTAAGTCTTTCGGCTAATATGTTGTTTACATCTAACTCTCTATAAACAGCTCGGAGGGGGAAGGTGCGAAATTCAGTCTTACGAGCGAACTCCACACCTTCGGTAGATGTGAGTGTTTGCGAACGGTCCGAGCGGTTCGCGGAGGGATAGAATTTATATAAAGCATCGCATGAATTAAAGTATTGGCGTAGTTCCTCGGAAGGATTAAAGCTACCTAGGATTATATCTTTTTCAGTCAATAACATACCGTTAACGTGGTAATTAGTGATCACGTTATGGAAGATGTTATATTGTTGGCCTGAGTCTACGAATAGCTCAGTATTGAATTGTTTCAATAGGTTAGATACATAAGTAGCGCAAGTATCCTCATCTTGTATAACGAACCGACACTTATAAGAGCTCAATTGAGCTACCGAAGTACCCGTCCACTCAGGCTTAAAGTCAGCATAAGTACGATTAGAATACCCTTGTAGCAAGTCCCGTGCCATAAAGCCCGGATTAGTATTAACCCCATTATATGGTAGGAAGTTATAGATCACGTCATTCCTACGCTCGGCAAAGAACCACGTAGAATCTTGCGCTACCGCTAAGCACTGTATGTCCTGGATATCATAGAACATATAGGAATAACTAAACTCTTTTAGTTTAAAACCAGCGGTATCTATCTCATAGACTTTTTTATTATAATTGTCAGCTATACCCATAGTATCAGTAAACACGTTGTAGCCTAGGGCGGAGATAGACGGGATAGCTGGATCTATGGTCGTATAATTGATGCTAGATACTACGAACGCTACGTCTATAGGGAATGCTTCTATCTCATAGATCTTTTGATCTCCGTCATCGGCAATCCATAATCTACCTAGGTTATCGACTGAGATATCTTGCATATCATCTAAAGCGCCTGGTAATCCAGTAATAGTAGCGGTATCTAAGGTAGCCTCTAAGTCGTCGGTAGTCCAGTCGTAATAGTACAGCTGGGCTTGAGTATAGTCGGCTATCCAGATCATGTTAGGGAGTTGAGCTAATGCTAGACCCGCGCAGCTAGTCATGCCTGGATCGAATGTAGCGTATGTGATTTCTTTCTTGATTTCTTTGGTTATAAAGTTGATCTTATATACTTTCTGGGTAGTGTCATCGGCTAGCCAATAATAGCCTTCATAATCTATATCTAACCCTACTGGCTCATCGGCTAATGGGGTAGCGTTACGGATGCGCATATAGTCCGTTATTTGGACTGGTTTACCCTTACACTTGATTCTAAACTTATCACCCGAAGCATATTTATATGTCTTAGTTAGTATCCTTATTTCATCATTCTCATTGAAAGTAACTCCCCCAGTAGTGACTAATATATAGCTAGATACAGTGGCTACGGTAGCTCGTTCCCCGGTAGCCAACTTAACTACGATATCCCCCACCTGTACCTTCAGATCGATGAAGTTAGTGTTGGATGCAGACACTAATAGATCGGTGGTAGATCCAGCTCCGGCGAAGTCAGATTCTAATAGAGTTAGATATTCAGAGAATACTGGTGCTCCCGCAGCTATAGTAAATTCTCCATCATTCAAATACTTAGTAACATAAGCCATATCTATCTGGATAGGTTTTCTAGACCCGTTATCCTCTGAGTGCTCGCCTCGCTCTAACCATACCTCGTCTATAGATTCTAATGGGTTATCGCATATCTTAAACTCATACTCACTAGGATTGACTTTATCTCCATTAGTACACTTAGCTACTATTTCGCCATAATCAGTCACGTCATCGGTCCAGTCACCGTAGACTAGGGGTATCTTGCCACCGGCTTGGTCTGAGGGAATATCGGGATAGATTGACTCATTGAATGAGCGGACGGGTAGAGGGGTCTGGTCTATCTGAAACTTATCGTATATACGTAAAATAAGCTTACCATCGTTATCTTCACGGCCTTTATAAAAGGTTATATAGCCTTCGTAAAGGGTGAAGTAATTGGAGTATTTCTCGCCAAAGCCTACGCGGATTTCTACCTTAGAGTTAGTCCAGTTTTGGAACTTATTACCGTTAGGTAAATATGAATTGAATATACCGTCGTAGTTAGCTACAGTTAGGGTCATCTCCCCCATCTCGTAGCCTTCCTGTAACCACTCACCCAATGTACGAGTGATAGAGGTAGGGGCTTCAGCGCGAGCTTCATAGAATCTGGGGTCGCCTTCCTTATCCTCTAAATAGATATTACGGTCAGATACTTTAAAGTGACTACCATCATTTAGATAGATATCAGCTACCCAGACCCAGTCGAATTCGGGGAATGAAGCGTCTAATAGAGATTGAGTTAATTGAGCATTAGGATGGCGATATAGGCGACGTTCGGTAGGATCAGGGAAGTAGACTGGTACAATCTCTCCGGCAGTTATGCCGTTCTCAGGGCCTCCGCCAGATACGAAGTTATAATCACCGCAAAAGTTGTATGCTCCCACGGCGTTGCCCGTGTAAAAGTAACGAGTAGATCCCGAACTAGCGAAGCATCCCATTAGCTATTCCTTAGCTTAGAGAAGATGATTTAGGTAACCCTAGATATTCTTCTAGTTTGTTTACAAGTGATAGTAGTCTAGCGTCAGTTATAAAGGTAGCGTCTTTATCTAGAGCTGGCGTCTCTTTAGCCACATCTATGGCATCTTTAAGCGACCCAGTCTGTAAAGCCGAGAAGAGGTCGGCTAGTTTCTGCCGTACAGTGCGGGTCATTCCAGCTTGTGATATACCTAATCTTACGTTCTCTGCTGCAAACTCTTTAGCTAATTGCATACCATAGTCCATGGCATCCCCTACGACTTGTTCGGTATAGGTAATGGCATCTAAGGCAGCCTTATGGGCTACTGGATCGTGGGCATCATAGATAGCCCTAGCTGCTTTAAGCTCTTTAGATAAGCCTTGGTCTAGTTCCTCTTGAGTAAGTACTACGGCATCTATCGTAGCCTCTTCCGCATAGAAGCACTTGATAGCCTTAGTTTGACCATCTCTTAGGACAGAGATTGAGATAGTTTTATCCTCGGTTTGACCTAAGGATTTAAGGAGAGAAGGAAGATGAACCTCCTTCTCTATCTTGATGTTGATCGAATATTGTTTAATCATAACTTACCCTTATTGGAATCTAGCATTATTCTTAGGACTTAGTGATTGGATATAGATCTGCTCAAATCCTGACCCATCTTCTTTCTCAAACATGATAGTATCACCTACGATCTGCATACGACCTGCAAATCCACCAGTAGTAGCTGATGGCTTATAAGCGATATCCTGATAGTTAGTATCCCCTGGAATCCCATCAAATCCCAACTGTACGTTAGAGGTAGGAGTAGGATCATAGATCTCTCTAGCTACTAGACGACCAGAGGTTAAGTTATTGGCGAATGAAGCTGAATCAGTAACTTTGTAAACTACGAACATTCTACCGGAGCTAGACTTAATAAGTTGAGTCTCTATCTTATGAACTGAAGAGGCGTTCTCAAGTAATTGTTGCTGATAGTTTGCCAAGTTAGTAACGTCATGAAACTTCATTAAATACGGTACTTCGATGCCACCTGAATGAAGACTATCAAACGCACAAATAAACGAAGTAGCAGAAGTGAAGATAACCCTATTTAAACACCTAACATGACCATAAGCCTTATCAGTTTGACCTACAGATAGGTTAGGACCTTCTTGTCCAGCCTGTCCTATACCTATAATACCAGCTATATTAGTAATAGCTTGAACTGTCCAGCTTGGAGTAGTGGCAGTTATATTAGCACAATAAGCTACATATATAGGGTTTGGAGATGCGGCTCCGTCATTTCCTGCAAGTAATACTACCGCTTGATTTCCTTCTCTACCGTACCCGAACATTTGTGAGTCAGCTATACCGAAGTCTATCTCAGTAGCCCAATTAGCACCGTCATCATTAGTATACCACATCTTCAGTCCGCCGGACACTTGTTTACCTATGAAGATAGCTCTATCTCCACCCGAACCATTTGATACTACGTCTAGTTTGGACGGAGATTCTTGCACTATGGCTACCGTAGAACCACCATTCTTAACTGTTACAGGCGTTCCGTAGGAAGTATCTCCGAAATTTGAGCTAGTAACTAGAAACCTATTATTAGTAGATGATTTGTTTCCTATAGCATAAAGTTTTCCACTTCTTTCAGCTAAATCAAATCCCTCATATACGAGGTTAGCATCTGTGAATGGATTCAAGGGAGTAGTATCTAAATTCTTCATTGTACCATTAGAATCAAATTCCCCGTAAATAGTCCTGGAGTAGTCGATTCCACCACTTTGAAAGATATAGAGTACTACAAACTTCGTGCCATCCGAGTTTATTTTAACTGCAAGTCTCTTCCCTAAGAAGTCTACGGTATTATTACTCGTTCTCCCAAGACTTATGCCGGTAGGCGCGAACCATGTGGCTCCGCCATCATTTGAATACCACAAGTTACCATTATTGCTAGTAATAGGCTGGGTAACTGCTACTATCTTATCGCCTACTCTATCGTATGCATAGGAAGCTAGGTCAGTACCGTGATACGTGATCTTAACCGGCACCTTAGCGAATTCATCAGCTAACGGATTGATCTCTCTTTCAGCTAGGGTGTTTACAAAGACAGATTGATAGCTGTCCACGTTTACTTTAAAGAATGTGGACACTATCTTAGTAGATAACTGCTGCAGTAGTAGCCCAATAACAGCCCCGGTATGGTTTAGTTTATTAGACAAATCTGCCCAAGCGCTATCTTGACCCTGCAGCTGCCCGCCCAACAATCCAGTAGATTCGTCCAACCCACTGGTGGTTGACTGAACTGTAGGAGCTACGTTAGTGGTCGGAGTCGGGTCTGCGATAAGGACGGCTCTAGCCCGACCCTGAGTTTGCCAGTTGGCTGAGGTCGTAGTCTTTGTTACAAATGTAGCCCAGATCTGACCGTTTAACTTAGCCAATTGTCCTTCGGTAGCTTGCGCGCTACTAGAAGAGCTGGTTACTATGTTGGCATAAGTAATGGTAGACGCAATATTGTTGATATCAGAGCACTTGCTTAAGATCAACCTTGGAGTGGCAGTATCTACCCCCAGAGTGTTGATCATCATAAGCGATGTGGCAGATGTCCATAAGATCTTGCTATGCTGATGCCTTACGTAGTTAAGCCCCAAGCTTCCTAAGGCTGAGCTATATCCGTTAACAGTATCGACCGCCAGTCCATAGGTACTTACGATATCAGTTCCAGAACCGGTGGTAGTAGCAGGGGTGGCTAAACTTACGTCTACCACTACTAGGTCGGTCTTATTGGCGAAGGCTGATTTAAGAACACCGACTGCCATGTATTGCTTATTGTCTGACAGCTTAACAGCAGAGAAGCCGATAGTCCCGGAGCCTGCGGTCGATACGTTGACTGCAGTAGCCCAGTTAGATCCCAGGTTGTCGTTGTCAGTATATAGCAGGGCTAGAGTTAAAGCTCCGTTGCTTGCTACAACCATAACCCGGTTACTTGTAGGCGCTCCAGGTCTGTTACAAACTTGTAGGGAGTAAGACCAGTCGGTGGCTACAGACCAGTTACTTCCTACGTTCTTTACGGTACTATCGCTCCCGGTTGTGACACCGTCAGACCAGCTCTGCCCGTAGTTAGAAGAGACTGCAATCCTGAAAGTCGCCCCTCCGGATTGAGCCGCTGCAAAGTATAGCTTACCGTTGTTTTCAACTATTTGGCGGAAGAACAAAGCCGTACCGGTTGCTAGAATGTTAGTTCCGTTTCCTGGTGCCCCGGAGTTTGATACCGACAGAGCCAGCTCCCCATTAGTAATGGTACCGTACATCCCTAGCTGAGCCGTAGAAGAAGTCTCAAAGCATATAAATACCCTTGAGTTATTAATCCAGATAACTGGATAGCGATAGTACCACTGAAGCATTGACATAGAGACTGAATCTGTATATACTGCCGGAGTACTGATTTTCTTCCAAGTCTGCCCGCCGTCTATAGTTAGCCTAAACACGTAGGTCTGACTAGCTCCGTTCTGCAAACTTACGGACACACCGTAGTTAGGATTGGTGGGGTCAAACTTAACGTCATACAGGGCTTCAGAAGCTGTGTGTCCAAAGTCCCTCACCTCGTGTGGAATATCTTCCCAAAGCGTAGCCACTTCTTCTGTGCGGATCTTAAAGTTCTGATAAGCCGGTTGTTCATAGAAGGTACCGTTAAGGTTAAGATCATATCCTTTCTTAAACAATACGTGGGCGTTGCCGTCTGCTGATTCATGGGTTTGAATCTTTAGAGCAGTATCCTCGTCGTCTACGTTTGGCTTAGCGGCGATATCGGCAACTTGTCCTGGGATGAATACACCGTTTACTTCTGCGCCTACTTGGACGTCTGATTCTTTTACTGATACGTTATCATAGTCCATATAAGTACCTAAAGCGCCGCCGCCATGATTAAGGGCGACCCTACTAACTGTAGACTTAGCGACAAATGCTATTTGAAATCCTAAAGTAGTAGTCGTGGTAGGAAAGTTAAGTGATTGTGCCAGATCTCCCGCAATTGAGGCTAGATTTGTCTCAGGGTAAGAATAAACTCTGAATTGATGATCAGCTGCTGCAGTACCTGCAACCATATCAAATTTTAAGATATAGGTCTTCCCTGGTACGGTAGTGATATCCTGATAAGCACCTGCGTTACCAGTATTTTGAGTAAGTCTCAGTCTACCGCTTGTGGAAGAAATAGATCCAGTTGAGGGGTATGCGTTTGTCCAACCAGTAGTAGTGGAGTCAAATGTACCGTTAGTGATAAGTTCTGTTTTGGTAGAGGTATCTAAAGTAAGCTCATGGGCTAGAATTCTACCGCCTACTAGGTTATTGGCGATAGACTCTGTAGCCTTAAAGATTGCAAAGTTCTTAGTAGCAGTCTGAACAAACTGACACTCTGCCTTTAGATGGTCAGCCTCTAAAGCAGACGCAATTCTTCTAGCTGGGTTAGTGATAGGGTAGGATACGTTATTCTGGCTAACCACATCTGGAGAATAGTGCATTACCTTAGAGTTGTTTTGATAAGTATCACCTACAGCTGTTACGAAGGCATTAGAGCCTAGCCACATGATGTTGTTAGGATGTTTTATGTGATAATAGCCGTTGGTATTCTCAGAAGTATAACCATCATGAAAGGCAGCCTTACCTAAAGTTACGGTACCAGCTGCATCATAGTAGTTGATGCGTGAGTTAGATTGTGTAGGAGTAGATACACTCAAATCTATTAGCTTAATAAACCCGCGAGGGATGCTTCCCGCAGCAGTAGATCCGGCTGCAATACCAGAACCATGTCCTGCTATAACATTAAATGCTACCTTAGTTTTAGCGGTATTAGCCCAGCATTTACCTATAGCTATATTCCAATGTCCAGTCCCGAACTGCTCGCCTAAATCAATACCAGACCAGCTAGTAAGGTTTAAGGGAGGAGTATTTGAGTCGTAATAAGCTAAGGCTAGGTGATAGTCGGCGGTAACGATAGGATCACCATTAGTATTATCAGCAGAATAGACTATCCCTACTCTATTAATAGTAGGATTGCTAGGACTAGGGGTAACTACTAAGTGAATAGGTGTCATATCTGCGCCATTCATAATGAATGGAATTAAATTGGACCCCCCTATGGTAATGAATCCACTAGTAGTGGGCTGATAAAAAGTAGCACCATAATCAGAAGAATATAGAACGGATACGGCTCTATTAGTAGTGATATATGCTACGTATAAATATCCATTTAGGTATGCCATGTCGACTAACATCATGTGGGACGTACCGTTCATTAGCGAAATTGAGTCAGTATAAGGAGAAGCAGCCCCTGCATTTGTTACAGCTAGAGTTAGCTCTCCATTAGAGTCAATAGTTCCATATAAGCCTTTTACTTCGTAATAAAGTCCATCATAATAGCAATAAGCAATAAACACCCTACCAGTAGAATCACACCACACCATAGGCTTAGCGTACCAATATCCAGACCCAGTAGGAGGAGCGCCCCAAGATTCACCTATGGCATAAAAGGTACCATATTCTTTAAAAGTTTCCCCGCCGTCTACTGACCAAGATATCTTAAATCCAGATGTTGATCCCGTGTCAGCTTTAGCTACTACTACATAGTCGCCCTCGGCACAGAACCCATGATATGCGGCATCGGCATTACTAGCACTTACTATCTCCGGCTCGGCTAACCAAGCTGGTAAGTCATCTACGGTATTAGGTAATACGTCAGTATCTGGTTCGATTTGGAATTCAAAGTCTTTAGGCCCTGGATCTATAACTAAGGTGCTTGAATTAAGAGCATAGCCTGCCGACAAAGAATTGGCTACGGTACTGGTGCTGATTTGACCGGCGGTACCATTAGTATAATAATGACTTCCAGTAACTAGACCACTAAAACCGCTCATAGACGCCGAGAAATATAGATCTCTAGCATCCCCGGCGTTACCGCCAGCTATAATGAATCCGCTAAAGCTGCGGCTTCTATGGGTAGCACCTACTAAGGTAGTGAATAATCCATCGTCTATATAAGGGGGAGCTCCGTCGCTGGTAGTATTAGTGCGTAACAACACCACCGCATGAGTGTATAGATGAATAGAATCAGCTCTATAATAGGTAGATCCAGTTGTAGTTACTACTGATACGAATCCAAGAGTAGTAGTAATAGAGTTAGCTACCGTCTTGTCAATCTTAAAGTTACCAGTAGCTGATATCTTCCATTTCTGCTGATCCGATATGATTGTATAGTCTAGCGCGCCTATAGCCTCTAGTTGAGTCTTAATATCAGCAGCCAAGCTAGTGTATGGGTAATAATAAGTTCCATTAGTGATAGTCACCGTGGTGTAACTCCCTGATCCTTCAGCGAATGATAGCTTATTATTACTTGCATCAATTACGATCTTCTTCTTAAGCTTAGGATATACGGCTACGTTAGCCGCCATAGTCTCGCCTAAGACGCATCCAGTTAAAGTACCTCCGCTACCCCCGCCCCCACCTGTGATAACTACGTCTGTTTCATTATTACCAGCATCATCGCTAACTATTACACCTGGACCGCTAAAGTTAAGGCGGAGGCGCTGAGTCATATCTGACCCGTTATATCTAATAACGTGAGCCGATGACGATGATTCCGAATCACTAGGAGCTACGATGACGGCTTTAGAGTTTAATTTACGTAAAATAGGCATATTTAGTACCTTTTAAAAAGCGCACTTAAAGCCGCTAAGCCTTACAGTGCCTTGTCCTACAGTTATATTTGAGAAGAATTTGATCTTAAGGTTATCGCCGGCAGTACCAAACGTCACAGAACTTACTGTAGACGTAGATAATTGAGGCTTAATGGTAACATTCGTTTGATTAGTAAACCCGTTAGAACTAGCTACGAATGCCACATAAGCATCCGTCCCAGTAGCCTCGGGAGTATTATCAAAGTATTGTAAAAGCATGGTGCTAATGTTAGCTGCGTTAAAGTCGATAGGTCTAGTCTTATCCCCGGCACTGCCGTAGCGGTTTATATCGACCGTATGAACCGCTTGGGATATAGTGGCGGCTCCGGTACTCAACCCAGCTGAGTCTACTGTTACCTGAGTTTGAGTAGTTATGCCAGTTATTTCTCTAATGGTGGTACCTTGTCTAATGATATCACCTACTTGCACTGTGAAGTTAGGTGTAGAGGCTATAGTCACTGCAGTACCTACTACCGTTATATTCTCATTATCATAAGATAATATCATAGTAACGCCACTTCTAGTGGCTTTAGTCTTCGCGGTATCTATGGCGGATAGATCCTCGAATTGCTCTTTATGTTGGACGTCATAGGTCAAGAACCCTGCATCGTAGGGTAATTCTTCAACCCGAGTCGGGATTCCGTTAACTATTTTCAACATAATAAAAGTCTTAAGTAAGGAGGGTATAGACCGTTAAGCCTATACCCTTAATTATACGATTAGTTCAAGGCTACCAATTGCTTATTAAGCAAAATCTGAGTAGTAGATACAGCCTCTCCGACTAGGAAGATAACTGAGCCAGAAGTACTAGGAGCAGTCTTAGTAGACGATCCAGCAGTTTCTGACACATATACCCGCTTACCTAGGTCAAAAGCAGCATCCTGCACAGGCGCGCATACGCCGGCAATCTGTACTAGACCACTTGCTCCGTTAGCTATAGAAGAAGGTACTACCCCTGCAATAGCTTCACATGAAGCGATAGCACTAGCGTCAGCTAAGGCGATCTCTCCAGCTACTGATTGACTTAACATAACTACTGATCCAGCTGCGATAGTTGAGCCAGTATTGTTAGTAAAAGTAGCGAATAGATCACGGTGCTTGTGGAGTGAGTCAGCGTTAGAACCGTCGCTAAGAGTCTCAGCCTCAGCTCCAGTCATGTTAGTATTGCTAAAGAAGGTTATAGCCTCATATAAGGTACTTCCAGCATTAACGTGACTATCCTGAATACCACCAGCCTTAAGTCTCAAAGCGTCTGTATTAAGCTCTATAGTAGTATTATCGACGTTTACGCTTAATACCCCAGAAGAGAAGCCTAAGCCGTCTCCAGCAGCACTAGAATCTAAGCGGATATCGAATCCTACTTTAGTAAGACCAGTAGATGCAGTAGTAGATTCAAAATACTTAGCAGACCAAGAAGCTCCACCATATAGATAAAGAGCAGTAGGCTCATCATCTGCGGCAGTAAACATACCTACGGTAGGAGAAGTAAATACCCACGCAGCACTTACGTACTGAGCTATCTTATTCTCTTGCCCGGCCCATGCGCCAGTAGCAGTACCTAAAGATCCATCAATCAAGTAACGATCGCCTTCAGATGGAGATCCTGGAGGGGTAATAGCTCTGTCTAATACAGATGCTTGCCACTCAAAGTTTTGAATCATTGACTGGATAGCCTGTAACTGGCTGTAGTTTACAGCGTCGCCAGATGCAGTACCATTGGCTACTGAAGTAAGCTTAAAGCCGCCCATAGATTGAGCTGCAGTAAAGGTCCTAGATCCATCTTTAAGGATAGCATTATTAGCGTCAGCCAAGTTTACGTTGGCGTCAGGCATACTAATAGTACGAACGGTACTAGTAGTAATAGCACTAGCCTCGAAAGCAATCTTCTTAGTAGCATCGCCGTCGTCGCTGATTCTAAAGGTAGCATCACTGAAGTCAGATGATCCAGCTGATCCTAAAGCAGCGTTAATACGATCTAAGAAGTCTTGCATCGTATAGCTAGTTAAGCCACTGATGTTAGAATAAGCTTTGTTATCACCTTTAATTAATGTAGCACCAGAAGATCCACTAGTGCTAGAGAACAATTCAGTCTCAGTATAGTAGCGTCCGTCGTGGTGATGGAGAGATGAAGCGTCTCCTCCGCTAGTTAACGTGTCTAGGATTGCTTTAGTTAAAAGCGTGTTACTCCCGGACGTTCCAATGCGTAGCGACGAGATTAAACCTTCGTCCGCTCCTTCGATGGGCGCGCTGATGCCTAAGCTATTCAGCCCCCGTACCTTAATTACTGCCATATATTCTCCTTAGGGTTAGTTAGCCTTCTTGCGGCTAAAGTTCTTAATATCTAAAAACACATGTAATTCTACTTCTAGCCCTAATCCTTTAGCGGCTTCCTTTACGATCTCTTCTAGCTTGTTAGCAGCTGCCTCACATATTAGAGTCAACTTCTGAGCTGATTCTTCAGTTACTTGTCCTGCTGGAATAGTTTGCTCTTCTAATTTCTTACGCTTAGTTGAGGCTTTAACTAGATTCTCGCTAGGCTTAACTGATTTCTTAGCTACTACTTTCTTCTTAACTGCCATAACTAACTCCTTGTTATAGAACTCCGCGTCGCTCCATTGCGACGATTAAATCATTACCTGATATCTCACCTATACGTAGGACGTATTCGCCTACTACGCTGGGAGCTACGTTGGTTATATCTCCATTAGTACCTAGGAATAACTCTTCTCCTTCGTTAAAGCCTAGGATTAGATTAGCCCCGGCTATGACTCCAGCGGTACAGATCAAGCTGGTTGAGCCTGGATTAATAGTCTCGACTGATATGCCGATACCTCGACCAGTAGCGAAGCCACCTTTATCGGCCAATACCATCAATCCAGCGTTGGTATAGTCGGGCCTAACAACCTTAAAGGGTTGAATGGTAGATCCAGTGCTATTAAGCATGGTGACTGGTATAGTCTGAGCAGTCTGTACTGCTACTAAGCTTTGGCCTACTAGTTCACCTAACTGATTACGCTCATGAAAATAGATTCTATAGTTATCTAATCGAACTGTACCTGAGCCCACCGATACGTTAGCGAAGAATCGCACGTACATGAGGGCGCCAGGGAATAGTATGTCTATAGCGGTATGCTGCGAAGCAAAGTCATTGGGTCTAGTATAGATGTCGGTCCAAAATGTACCGTTACTAGAAACGCTAGCAGCTACCGGGACGGCTACTGCAGTATCTTGAAATGTTTCATCTTCATACCATAATAAGGTATGCTCGATAGTAGTATTGAAATAGTCGCTGGTCTTATATTCAGCGTCACCATAATCAGTTAAATCTATTGTTTCAGCACATTGAGATATGGTGGCATTATTGCCGGAGGTTAAGACTGAACCATCACTTACGTCGAAGTCGGTCTGGCTAGTTACTGTAGTGATTTTAACGGCTTTACCGTTTTGGACTACTACGTCCCCTATAGCTACAGTAAAGGCACAACCAGACCCTATAGTCACGTTGTTACCTACTACCACGATAGTCTTATTATCATAAGATATCGTAAAGCCTTTATTAGCAAAGCTAGCGGTAGTCTCTAGTGGCTCGAAGGCAGTGCTATCGCCGATCTCATCTAAGATACCAGCGGCATAGCGCAGCGTTAAAATCTCTTGTATTAAGCCGGCTTCATTCGTAGCCCCGCCGTTAGAGATAATAAGCTGCTCTATCTCATCCGCTGTGATAGTATTTACGTTACCAGTCCCGCCTAATCCATTATCCTGAACTATAACGTAACCAATAGATATAAACTCTTTAGGTATAGCTGGATAGGTAGCATTAGCTAATACCACGTCGGGGGTACCAGATGACACCTCTAATCGCTTATTAGGCGCATCGTTATTTAAGCCTATGCCATATATGACATACTGTCCGGCAGTAAGAGTAGCTGGGGTAAATGGCCTACATAGCGTACCAGTGCCGGTAGCTAAATCAATGGTACCGCCCGTAAACTTAATCCTAGCGCCTGAGGTGTCTACAATAGACATCACAGTACCATCAGCCCTAGTTACAGTAGCTCCCGATACATTGACTGCGGTATCTGCTACAGTATTGGGCGTGATCTTAAGAATCTTACGAAATAGAGTCTCGTCGCTAGTCTCTTTCTGACTAGACTGGACTATATGCGGATAAGCTGAGTCGCCGTGAGTAACAAAGTCCCTAGCCTGTACTAAGGCATTACCCTCAAAGAAGTTTAATGGATCAGTTACTTCATCGGCGTTAAATGAGAACTTCTTAGTCGTATTATCGTATCTTAAGTTATCGTCATTATCTAATGAGAAGTTCTTTTGCGGTAGTTCATCATATAGATTGATATTAGCTTCGTTTAAATCAGTACCTTGTTGGACGGTAACAGTAAACTTATCGCCGATATTGAAAGGAGTAGCTCCGCCAGTTATGATGAATCTTATCTTAATGTCTTGATCGGTAAACTGAATACCTTGAGTAGCTAATCCTACCGATCCATCTAAGCTACCTACTACCGCGAATGTGGGGTTAGGTACAAGCTGGATGCAGGTTATGGTATAGACTTGACTAATAGTAAAGTGAGTAAGTAGTGTGACCGTTAGTACGCCGTCGCCTACGTTACCGAGGTCGGGTACTATCGATACTACTTCGGGATCGAAAAATATAGGTTGTGCCATAGGGGGTATATTCCGATATAATAATTATACGAGTTTATAGGTACTTAGAACACTTCTTCTACTCGTAACTTAGCCTCGACGTAACCGTTTATAGTGAACTCAAAGCTAGGTAAGTCCTCGAATTCAGTCCACGCTAGGAATAACGTGGGATTACCTGGATCTAGGATAGTTAAAAAGGGTAAAGTAGTTCTAACATTGTCTATAAGAGAAAGAAGACCTTGGTAGTTGTCATCCTGGCCTGCCAAAGTAGACATCTTAGCGAAAGACGCATCCAATCGCCGAGCCAAGATCTTCTTATTCGCTGGACGACTGAAGCCCTCATTCGTGAGCTTTTGTCCATAGTCTACGTAACTAATTGAAAAATCATCTTTAATATCTTCACATTCTATGAATTGAAATCTAGTCCCGCCACATATACGACCTATCTCTATGTAGCCACACTCATTTAGTGGATCTAAAATCTTTAATTTATAATATTGTAAATCGAAGCCTAGATCATTTAACATTACCATATTACGGGCACTTACAGTTAGATTGACTTGAATTGGAGGAGCAGTAAAGTCATTGATTGAGTTAGCTTCTAATGTGACTACAGCTAAGTTACTGAAATTATGTCCTAAGATAGCTAAGGTATCTATTCTCACTGGAATATCTGACTTAAATACGATCTCTTGCAGGTTAGTATCTACTGAGCGCCATACTTGACGGATAGTATCAGTAAACATATACCAGCCCTCGAAGTCACCAGCTGCCGTAGATGTTACCGATAGTAGGTTAGCGTTAGGATCGTTAGGGTCAGATATAGTACCTAGTTCTATTTGATGTAAGAAGGCTATACCAGTAGCGTTAGCCATATTATGCTCCTATACCTGAGGCTTGTATGATCTTTCTACCGCGCTGAGATTCAGTACGTAAGCGCTCTATGATCATGTCAGTTAACTTCTTCTCGTCGGTTACACCGGAACCGTTTATAACGATGTTTACGGTACCTATAGCAGGCCCTACTTGAGCGGTACCCATAGTACCACCGGCTTGACCTCTATCAGTAGACGAGTCTATGAGTTGTTCAAACAAGTTATTTTGTCTAGCGGTTAAGATACGCTCGCCTGAGTTAACTCTAGCGTTAATCTGATCACCTACATAGGAGTTGCCTGGGACTACCCCACCCTCGGCAAACTTAAATATCTTGCCGATAGATCCGAATATACCGCCACCTCCGCCTCCACCACCAAATGGGTTGAAGTTCTTGAAGATGTTCTTAATTCCGTCTCCTAAGCCTTTTATTACTTCAGTCACGATGCGAGGGGCTTGTTGTACCATGCTAGTGGCGAAGCTAACTGCTACCATAGGCATCTTACCGGCTAGGGCAGTAACCATCCTAGTGGCCATCATAGGAAAGCCTAGGGTAAAATTAGTTATCATCGATTCAATGAATCGAGGTAGCATCCCTACTAGACGATCTATTAAAGTAGGTAGGTTATTTACGAATCCTTCTATAACTCTAGGTAAGCCTTCTACTAGCCCATCTATTACACGGGGTAAACCTTCTAGTAACCCCTCGATAACACGTGGTACCCCATTCAATAATTCCTCTATAATAACCGGGATATTCTCGATTATCTGTAAAGGTATCTGTACGCTGGCATCAATAAAGCCGCGGATAGTCTCCCTTAGCTGCTCACCTGACATAGACATCATGTCTATTAATGGAGCCATTATAGGGCCTATTACTGGAATGGCACTAGCCGCAGTCTTAAGCACATCTTTAGCTAGGTCAGCTCCGCCTTGGGCTCCTTTACCCATAGCAGTTAAGCCTGACCCTACTGCTCCAGCTACTGCTGCTCCAGTACCTTGGCTAGCTTTAAGTTGATTAAACTTAGAAAATTGACCGCCCTCGAAGATAGATACGAAGTTAGAGCTAACTACGTCGGCTACTTCTTTGGCGTCTTTTAGGGCTCTGGTACGAGCTTCTTCCATCTTCTTGAGGCGTATATCTTGTAATCTTTCTTCTAAAGTAAGCTTTAACCCGTATTCAGTATCTAACTGCTTAGTTAATTGCTCCTCAGACTTCTGCATCACTACTTCGGCTAGTCTTTCACCGTAAGTCTGACGCAATCCCATCTCAGTTTCTAAGCGTTTAGTCAATGACTCTACGCCTAAATCTTCTTGCATCTTATTCTTCTGTTCCTCTAGAGACATGGTGAGGCCCAGTATCTTACGCTGCTGCTTCTCGAATGCAGCTAAAGCCTCTTTATCTCGCTTATCTTGTTCCTCGGCGGTAAGTGCAGTTACCTTCTTATTATTCTCGTTAGTTAAGTTTTCAGTACCCTTTAAATAATCTTTAGTCTGCGCCGTACGTTCATCGTACGCAGCCTTCTCCTCCGCCGTCATAGTTTTTACGGAAGATGCGTGAGCTGCAGCTCTGCGGCTTAGACTATCAGTAAAGTCCTCCTCCGCTGTATCGTTCATAGCCCCTTTAATTCCATTTAATCCATCTATCATAGATTGGATCTTAGAGCCTATAAATGGTAATTTAGCTAATAATCCTAACACCATAGTTAAATGGTCTATTACATAAGTAGCTATGACCTTACCGAATTCCTTCATCTTGCCCATGACTATATCGAAGGCTTTACTCCATCCTCCGACAGTCTCTACGAATTCTAGGGCATAGTTTATTAGTACGTCTATTATGATACTTAAGCCTAAGGTAGCTCCTGCCATGGCAGCTTTCATAGAGAAAGCCCATAACTTAGCACCTATCTGCAACGACTTGAATCCAGCTATTAGATTTATCTTGAACATATCAAAGCCAATTATACCTTGGCGTAATAATAACTTAAATTGTAGCATCGCCGTCTTCATGGACGTAGAGAAAGATCTTCCTGGATTAGCCGCGAAAGCCCAGGTTAGATTAGTTTTAAATGCTTTTAAGGAGTCTACTACCCCCTTTACTGTAATCGGCTTGAATAAATCAGATAGAGATGTGCGAGCTTTCAAGACAGATGACTGTAAGCTTAATATAGAGGTAGATGTAGATGTTACAAAATTGGATATTGTCGCCTTAATAGCATCGAAATTCTTTACTATTAAGAAACTAGTACCTAAGCTGGTTATAGTAGATGCTAGAGTCTTTACTGCTGGATTTATGCTACTTATAGAAGCAGCTAAGGCATCCAATAAATGCCCTTGTCTAGCAGCTCCGAATAACTCTATAAGAGCCGTAGCCCCAGTTTTAAGAGCAGGTATAAACTTAAGACCTATCTCAATAGCAGCAGTAGTGAATTGATTCTTAAGTAGATTTAATATCTGTTCTGCACCCTTAGATTGACGCTCATACTCGGTAAGTACAGAGGTGCCTTTAATGAACTCGTCGTTAGCTAACTTCTGTAACTGAGCTACTCGCTCAGAACTACCAGCCATAATAAATAAGGCTTTAGATGATCTAGATCCGAATACCTCAGCTATAGCATTCAATGAACCAGCTGAGTCACCGGCTTTTTGAGCGGCCTGGGCGAATCGCTGTAACGCCCCTACACCGTCCTGCTGCAGCATCTGTGAGGCTTCAGATACGCTTACTCCCATTACCTTAGCAAAATCTTCTATATGGGTTGATGCGAATATAAAGGCGTTCTTTATAGCGGTACCAGTCTCCTCCGCCGATACCCCTTGTTCCAACATCGCGGTAGATAAGGCAGCTAAGTTATCTACGGAGGTTTTTCCGAATCCTTTAGCAGCTCCTCCGATACGAACCAGCGCATCAATAATTCTAGGTGAGCTAGTAGCAGAACTATCGTCCAATGAGTTAACTGCTGACGCTATATTGAGTAGTACTCCCGGAGTCTTACTTAAGTTTATCCCTACGGAGTTGGCGACTTGGGCTAGTGATTCAGCGGCTTCTCCGGCGGATATCTCTAAGGCTACTGCAGTTTTAGAGACGTTCTCAGCGAATCCCTCTAAAGCCTTGGTACCCTTAATACCTAATCGACCAGCTTGGGTAGCTACTTCGGCTAACTGCTGTGCTGATATAGGTAGTCTAGTAGATAGTTCTAGGAAGGTATCAGATAACTTCTGAATCTCAGCATCACTCATGTCAGTAGTTTTCTGCACTGACTTAAGGGTCTGATCGTACTTAACTACTTCAGCTATAGTAGCTGCTATAGACTGTCGTACTTTCATTAAGCTATCAGATACTATATTACCTATCGAGAAGCCTAAAGCTAGTTTACTTACATTATTAAAGAATGATTTGAATTGAGACTCAGTAGCTTTAATGCCGGCGCTAACTGTCTTAGAGTTAACTATTACATTTACGCTTACATTGACATCACGATTAATAGCCATAGTTATTTACGCTTCTTTGGTGCCGTTTTAGGCTTAGGGGTGGACTTTAACTTAGATTCAGCCTTATTAGGTTCTTGTTTAGACTGCATCTTATCTAATGCTTTATGCTCCGAGTCTCTTATCTTGCCCTCGATATAGCCGCTAAACTCATAATACCAATTAGTCTGGTACATGATGGGGGCATCCGTGAACTTAGTCTTAGTTGATTTACCTTGTAGGTACATTGAGACTAATAACTTTAAGTCCAGATTAGCCATATAGATAGATACAGGGCATTGGGTGTATCTATTGCCGTTAATGTATAGCGATACGTCCTTATACTCTCCATTACAATTACGTATCTTCCTTAGGGACGCTGGACATTCACTGCAGCTATATGTTTGGGATGCCTTCTCGTCTAGCGATACGTCTAGCAGCGCCCCTATTACTTTTTTTCAGACTCATTTAACTGAGCTAACCCCATCACCGCGTTAGACACTTCCTGTACTACGCTCATAGGGAGCTCTTTAAAGTTAGCTGGAGATCGTTTACCTCCATCCTCTAGCTCTTTACATCCCATCTCAAAGGCACTGAATGACATAGCCATGATGTCACCGTCTTCTTTACCTACTAATCCACCAGTCTTAAAGTCAAAGCGCATAAAAGTAGAGATCAACTTAGAGTATTGATCGGCTGATAGATTCTTTAAGATGAAGAATGTAGGCTGCTTAGTAGGATCGAATACTAAGTGCTTGATATTAAAGTCTTTAGCGTATTCTTCTAAGTTAGACTTCTCTCTATCTATGGCATCGTCAGCCAATGATACGTACTTATGCTCTGCATTGATGTCAATCTTCTTGATAGCCATGTTAATCTCCTAATCCTTTAGATATAGATCCTACGGTCGACTTTATGTCTTTGTAGGCTTTAATAGCGTGTTCACTTAAGTTGGTACCGAAGAATGCTACGACTGTTACTTCCATAACATGCACCCACTCAGCACCACTGATATAACTTAGGTGGCGAAATACTGCAGCTAATACGACAATAGAGGCCATTACAGACCACTTGCGATAGCCTTCTAGGTTAGATATCCTAGCGGCCATCCAGTCGTAGAATAGCTTAATTAGTCGCCCCATACTACGTATCTCACGTAAGAAGTGTCGCCGGTAGCATTAGATAGATATAGAGCAGTGAAGTTAGCATGAATAACACTAGTCTTATTTGGGACTAGAGTTAGACTTCTATTAGTACCATCTATATCATTAAACTTAATTGATACAGCTTTATCAGCTATAATAGCTAGCCCTTTAGCGGCAGCTACAGAACCTAGAGAGACAACTGCGTCAGTTACCCCGGTATTGATACGATGGACTAATGCTCCACCTTCGTTGACTGAAGTAGCGTCAGTAAAAGCCTCATCAAAATCAGCTATCTTAAGCCTAGGCACAGTGCCGCTATCTTGGCTTAGGATAAGCTGTAGGGATTGCTTTAGTTGTAGAGCCATAATGTCTCCGAAAGGGGATTGAGGTATCTCTAGTAATTATACGAGGATGAGGTAATAGCTTAAAAGTAAAGGGGCAGGATTACCCGCCCCTAATTCCCGCTAACCGTAGTCAGTCGAGGTATCAACCAGCGAGCCCGTTCACTCCCCGGTAAACTAGCCTTCATCAGAAGTGCTAGGATGCAACATAAAAAAGGGGCCAGTTACCCAGCCCCTATGAATCCTACTATAGGATCTAGTCCTAGTTGAGATTATCCAGCTACTGGGCCAACTTTAAGAGTCATCTCGTCGTTAGGTGATTGAACACCGCTAGATAATGCCTTACCTTCAAAGCTAAGAGCTACTACACCGTCAGCAGGAAACTCTACTGCAGGTATATTAAACTCTACTTTAGGCATGTGAAATGTAAAGGTACGACCTACAGCGCTATCTCCGTTGTTAGGGAATAGGCGTAGTTTAACGTCGGCTGATTCAAATCTCTTAGACTTACGGTATAACTCGTAAGTATTAGAATCCATCTCGATCTCCATAGTTACCATAACCTCACGGCGTTGGTCGCTATTGAATCCACAGATCTTATCTGTTCCAAAGATGTTATTCTTAGGTGTGAAGTTATTGCTAACAGATATCTCAGCTGACAATACAGAACAATCTAAAGCTGACCCATCGATCAATACTTCACCTGAGATACCGACCATAGCGTTATCGCTAGTAAGCATTCCAGTAGAAGCTAGTACAGCTGGGGTAACTAAGTCGCCGATGATAGCACTAAAAGGAGCGCCACTTAGAGTAGCAGTATCACCTACGATAGCGGTGATAGTACGTCCAGTAGCGATTGTAGCACCAGTAATACCATTTACTACGTCTACTACTGCGCCTACGTCGTATAGCTTGCCTTCACCTGTCTGTAACACAACGTCGTTAGCAGCTACCGTAGCTGCTGATAGAGAAGCTTTATAAGAGTCGATTACGTCTTGAGCTCCACCACCGAAAGTAGCTTGAGCTGTACCATCTCCAGGTAAGCTGAAAGTAGCTGTATCGACATATAAGCCGATACCTAATTGACCGTATTGCATGCCTAAGATATAAGCTCTTAGAGATACGTCAGTACATGCGGTGAAGCTGTAGACTATTTCTAGTGGGTTAGTGTTATCGAATGATCCAAACAATCCATTCAATAGTTTATGAATATTAGGTAGGTTAGGGTTAGATCCAGTAGGGTCAGCTGGAACGATATAGAAGTTTCCTTCCCAGGTTACTTCTTTCTTGCCGCTCAAACGAGTAGCTACAGAACGTCCAGATCTAGCCTCAGAGTCTTCTCTTGCTTGGTTAAAAGTAAGAGTAAAGCCTAAATGTTCTAATGCGTCAGCTGCTACGGGGAATAATCCTCCGGTAGCTGCGTCTCCGAATCCGCCTACCTCTGTAGAAATCCATAAATCTTGCGTTAGGCCGATTTCTCGCCCTGATCCGCAATTTTCAAGCCAGTTTCTAGTTGCCATAATAATACTCCTTACGTAAGGTATTGTAACTTAAGTGGCGTCCCACCTATCTTAGTAATTATACGAATAAATAAGGAGTTACGCTTAACGCTGGTCTATCTCTAATCTTATGGATTTATAGGTAGAATCTACCGGGATTAGATTGATTCGGTCGGTCCAAGTGGATACATAAGCTGTAGCCCATTCCAATGCCTCAAAATCACTGGTAAATATCATCTCGCCGGATAGAGGCTTATCCACCCCAGCAGTTATAACCCATTGAGCCTTGGTTAGCTTTACTAGATATAGTAGAACTGGGGTAGTGGTATATGGCATTAGAATACTCTCCTATAGTTACATCGGAAGGCATACTCACGGGCTAGTTCTTGCAGCGGGTGTAGGGTAGAAGGATCATCCTGCTTAAAATATATATCGACTAAGTCCATGATATAGACCGGATGCTTGGACTGTAGGTGAAAGCGTCTATTCATCATAGGTTCTAGCACCTTAGCCATTAGAGAGATGCATTTACGATGGCTAAGTAGCCGGAATCTCATCCACATTAGTATCTCTGTATCTGATTTCAACATCTTACGTCGCTCAGCCTTAAATCCAGACTTAATCCAGTCAATTAGACCGGGCCTAGTCTTATATCTAGTCATAACTGTAATCAAAAGAATACAAAACAATACAGGTAGTAGTGGGTATGACCACCATTTACGCTGGACGTAGCCGTAATAGATGATATCGCGGGGGTGTAAGTAGTCTGGTAAGATACGGATCTTATGCCATTGGCTACCTTTATCAACTAGGTCATGGTATGCGCTGGCTATAGAAATAAGCCCCGTAGCATTATCGTGACTAGCACGAATATTAAGCCACGGGGCTTGACGATAGCTCAGAGAGTTAGAGGGGTTGATTAAGGCATGGTCTGAAAATAGGGCTGTCGATACGTTAGCCATGACATGATTAAACATGCATAACTCCCATAACGTATGATATAGAACCGTATAAACTGCAGCATTTTCTGACGCCCTAGGCTGCGGCTTATCATGTATGAGATTGTATGAATCGAACCACTCTAATTCACTCATAGCTAATTCCTTATTTTAAGTCAGTACCGTACTTGTCTAGATACAACGCCAGAAGGAACTTAATCTTAAGATTCAACCCGCGCTTAGCGTCATCATAAACGCCTCTAGCTTCATTAATCTCGGACTGTAGCTGCTTTAGCTTCTCGTCGTCTTCCTTGGCTTTAACTACTTCTTCTACGTTCTTAGATAAGCGGAAGACTTCGTCCTCTAGTTGGGACTGAGTCAAGCCTCGCATCTCAGATACTAAGGCTTCTGAGAACTTCTTAGCTACTTTCTTCTCTAGTTTAACGATCGGTGCTTGGTCATGGATTGACATGGTATGCTCCTCTAGTTATTAATAGTCATATCTGACTCATTAGAATCAATTGGTTTATAAGCGTTGTTAATAAAACCAGCTAGAATCTTAGCCTCTTCCTCGCTCAATGTTATCACTGAGGTATCCTGGTTGTAGTGACGTTGAATGGTAATACTTCCCCCATCATTAACGAATAGCGATAGGTTCTTATCGTTATAAGTTAGGTTAGCGTCCTTAGCGAACGTGTGGGCCTTGGCTACTAATGCTTTCAATTGTTGTGCTCGATTCATTTGGTCCTCCTTATAGTTCTGTACCCTTACGTGATTCTAGATACTTATTGCTACACTCGTAGCATACAATCTTTTGTCTAGGTGTATCTTGCCATAGTTTATCATCCCATACAAGCACTGATTCAGGCTCAGTCTTACTACAATCGTTATTGTAATAGCATTGGCCATGATACTGAGTAAACACTCCAATCCTAGTCCATATAGGCTTATTACAGTCGTCGCAGTTGTAGTTAGTAGGTTCATTAGCGCTACGGTATCGACCAGTCCTATTTGATAGTATCATTAGATTCTCCTTGACCTAATATAGGGAATGCCTTTAAGAAGGCAGTCACCACCTCATCTGAGTTCTTAATAGTATCATCATTCTCATCTATGAGGCAGTGTAATAAGGCTAACAGATGAGCCGCTACTATCCCTTCGTAATAGGAGGTCTTGAATAATAAGGTCTTTCTAATCTCCCATACCTCCTCTAAAAGATACTCCCTATAGTAATCCATATTGTTCTCTGCTACTTCAGCTAACGCTACGCCTCTATCGAATCCAATAGATTGGCCAATGAAATAACCAATAATACATCCACTTAAAGCTCCGGCTAACATTACACCTAATATCAACATGTTATACCTCCTATGGTAGCGGCCCAATTGCTAACTCTATAACCACCGTCACGCTGTAACTACCTAGATTAGCGTTGCTTAGATCTAATACTAACTCGCCTAGATCTGTCTCAGCTCCTCCAAATGGATTCTGTCCTATCGGAGAGTTACGGATACGGTTCTGATTCGACCCAATAGGCCCAGATATGAGCGTCACAGCCTCACCTACGCCGTCTATATCGCTCAAGACTACGCCACCGATCATCACTTTAGCACCATCCTCAACAAAGTTAGGTGAGCGACTAGAAATATAGGCCCTAACTATGGTAGTAGTACAGCGATCGGTGCCACTAATGCCACATTTCTTTAGGTCGTTACTGTCGAATGAGGCTACACTGACGGTACCGAAGCTAGGTGCTATCTCAAAGCCAGTCGAGGTAGACGTAGTTAATGGTCCCAGCACGATACTACCGCTATTGGTAGCCGTATATATCACGGTAGATAGACTAGTGCTGGCAGCTAAGGCTAGCTTCATTGGATTCATGAACTCCAATAAGAGTCTTTTATAGCGTCTATGCCCTTTAGAATATGAATGACCATGTTCGACTACCTCATCCTCCTCGGCGGTACAGCTGGTGTCAGTGGATAGGCATATAACTGCCTGCTGTACTGAGACATATTGATCCGATACGGTGCCTACTGGGGCTGGTTGAGCTGGGTTAGAGCTACCACCGCCTCCATCTGATACGCCATGGCGCTTTTTACCGCATGATACTGTGAATACTAATAGTAAAATCAATAACTTATTCATTTGTCCTCCTCTATGATGATCTTAATGTCATTATACCATATCGATTCTATTATTTTCTTCCCGCCCCTAGGACTTTCTGACCCCTTAGCTACACATAAGGGGGTGAACGGTAGCCATGAGGCTCCCTCTGATTCACATACTATAGTCTGTCCGTTTCTATTCATACAAAACTCAGAGAGTTGCGTGTAATCTATACTATCGTAAGTGTATAGCCTTCCCGCAGTAGATGAATAAGGAGGGTCAATAAACCAAGTAGCGGGTGAATTATCTACTAATTGGTTATAACTTTTAAGCTCACAACTCCAGTGCCTTATGTGTTTAAGTTGAGATGCTATTCTATTCTTTATAGCCTCTCCCCAATAAGAATTGGGTCTAACTCCTGATCTCATCCAACTAGAAGGCATATTCCTAGGCTCACACGATCCCTTATTACACCAGAAGCCTATCAACCATTTAGCTTCCTGGGGAATATTGGTTAATTCACTAATATGATTAAATATCTCTGGTAAATTTAAGATCTCCTTCTCGTCTACTTTTATTAGATAATTCCATAACCCTACTATTCGCTCATTAACATCATATAAATGAATTCTTTTTTGAGAATAAGTTAGAGAATATCCAGCACTACCGCAGAACGGTTCTATTATCTTATCGTATTTAGGGGAGGGATATTTAGGAGCAATCCTATATTTTCCTCCATAATAAGTAAAAAATGGTTTTAATCTCACCTATATCCTCCTCTATGCGCCTTTAACTATTAAGACGCCTGTTATAATTAAAGTCAATCCTAATCCCATTTGCATATTAAATCTAGCCCCTAGCATTATAGGCACTACTAAATAACATATAGTTAGGGTAGCATCCCATATTAATCCTACTCTAGCTAGTTCTAGTTTAGGCGTGATACGGGCTAATGATAGCCACGCTACGTTGGATACTAATGCAGAGCTTAAGCCTATTAGATATAGGTAGTTTGATTGGGCGAATCGAGTGAATGGCAGCGCCGCATTAGTTGAAGCAGCTGCTATTAATACTAATAGATAGGGCCACATACTAGATCTGGTTTAGTATGGCTACTAACCAGATCACTACTGCTATTAACAGTACCGAGTCTGAGTTTGAAACATGTCTCATACTTACCTCCTTTTCAAGTATAGTAGCATATCTATAGCCTCGATCAATACCTTTTTAAAGCATTGATACGATTCCGATAGATGTTGTTTAGGATATCGACTTAAGTAGCTTTAAAGCGGCTTCTTTGGCGTTATTAGATCCCTTTACGTGGCATTGATCTAAGTATCTGAATCCGTCAGTTATGATGACTAGATAGATTCTATTGTTGGGATCAGCATCGTTAGATCTAGTATGTATCTGGACTTCACGGAAGTCTTCGCCGTGGCGACCTTCATTGTGGCTATAAAGGTAAGTTCCGGTAAGTGTCTTATATTGCTTTAAAGTCATGATGCCTCCTAAGTAGTGGTTATAGGAGGATATTACAGACGGAATGAGGGATGAGTCAAGGAGTAGCCTAAGTAGTTGATGTTTGGTTAGCTTCTTTAGATTGAGTTGGGATAGACTGCCTATTAATGTTGTTAGCCAGCTCTATGTGTTGAATATAACGACCTATCTCAGTGATTATGGGTAGATAAACGCCGTTACCGCACTGCTTTACTCGTTGCTTTCTGATTCGTTCCACTTCTGGATCTCCTCTACGTCTTCCTGCGTTTGAACTAATCCCGCAGGAAGGGTCCAGTCCATTGGTAGCGACATCATCCATTCGGTAAAAGCGGGGTTCAGGGCATCTCCCGCGACTGAAATCAGCCCAGGCTTCTGTCCGCCTCCGTTGTGCTTCTTCCGCGGGGGCATGGGCTTGGCTATCGAGTCCATAACCGTCACGGTTGGCAATGATATAGATGCGTTCTCGTTTGTGAATGGCACCGTAGGCTTCTGCAGAGAGAATGTCCCATCGGATGTTATGATACCCGATCTCCCAGAGATCTTGAAGGACTCTTGCAAGTCCGAGATTTCGCAGATTGGGACTGTTCTCAAGGATGACCCATCTAGGTCCAACTTCTTTAATGACTCTCTTAACCTCTGTCCAAAGTCCACTTCGTTCATCTTTAAATCCTCTCTTCTTACCTGCGACCGAGTACCCTTGGCAAGGCCACCCCGCGGTTATAACGTCTATATCTCCAGAGTACAAGTCATAGTTAAGGCTATGTTCGCATAGTTCCTTGGAGGGTTTTAAGTACTTTAAATCTCTAATGTCTTTTAGTATAGGTACTCCAGGGAAGTTCTTAGCTAGCACCTTCTGGCAGGTAGCATCGATCTCACAGAAGCCTACGGTAGAATAGCCACCGGTACGATGCAAACCTAGGCTAAAACCTCCGCAGCCGCTAAATAAATCGAGTACCTTAAGCTTCTTGGTCACTTAGTCTCTCCTACCTTAGCGGTGCTCTCTATAAGTATATCATGCCCATAGTACCCGTTATGGTGATTATACACGGCTAGCTGTAGTAGTCCACGGTCAGTCTCTATGTTGATAAAGGCTGCTTCCACTTCGTCGTAGTACTCATCTATCTTATTTTTAATGATCTCAGACTTAGTCCAATCACCAGAAGATACCGTCTCTAAACGTAGGATCTCAGCTCCTATAAACTCTTTTAAGTCGTCGGCAGAGGTTATCTGCCCCCAAGTCTCACAGCAGGCTTGATAGTTAGATATTAATAATCTAATAATATCGGTCTCAGTCTCGATCTCATAACCATCAAAATTCGCGTAGCTTTCATTATCTCTTTTATAGTCTCTTAGTTCTTTAATATTAACTATTTTCATTTAGTCTCCTTGCACTCAGGAAAGAACGTAACTTCCCTACCCTCATTGTCTTTTATAGCCCAATAATTGTCAATAGACTCTAACCCCTCGAAATTAAAGGTAGAATCTATAGTCTCTTTATGCACCTTAGTATTATTATAACTAAAGGTATGGGAGAGTCCTAGGGTGGATACGATACAGGTGATTAGTATGGGTGCCATTCAGAGCTCCTTATGCCAGGTTTAGGCTTCATTGGAGCGCTCTTTTCCGCTATCTCTGCCTCTAACCTAGATATCTCTGCTGAAGCCAATGATAGTGCGGCTAATGCGTCCTCAGTATAGGAGTTGTAGTAAGATTGCAATAGATCGAATCTTTCCTTTAATACTTCTAATCTTGCTTTAGCGTCCATATTAATCCTCCGGTAGTCCGTCTAGTTCGGCTGGAATGACTTTAGGTATATTGATCTCACACTTCCTAGGACTTCCATACTCGTCTGTACCCCTAGATTTAGCGTACTCCCTGCGGCAGGACTCTATTCCTCCATAATATGTCTCAGTAAATACGTAATCCCATATAATCTTAAGATCTCTCCATCCGGAGAACCAAGATGTGACATACACCAATTTCCGCAGTTTAGTGTGATTGCGTTCTAGTCTTTCTAAATAATCCTTTCTGACAATGGTATATCCAAACATCCTATTCCCCCTTAAATAACGCCATATACTCCGGCGTGTCCATGATCTTCTCGGCTAATAAACTAACTGCGAGTGGTAGTGAACTACTTTCAATATGTAAGTGATCGTAGATACTTATTCCGTAAGGTCCTTTTAAATCCATGGCATCTATTGTCCACTTTTTATTTAGTAAAGTCCCCATAATAACGTCTGTTTTACTCGCAATCTTCTCCAGCACAACATACGCCGCGTTCATGTCGGTAGTTGGGGAGAAGTCCTCTACGTCCCTCAAACATTCACCATCCTGACACCATATCTCACTGTTATGGCTTAACTCCCAGCCCATAAATTCAGTAGCTATACGGCAGTCTAAGTTTGTGTTATTCATTTACTTCTCCGAAGTTCTGCCTTCCATTTGATTCGCTCTAATGGGACGAGATTACCTTGAATAGGATATAAGTAATCAGTTACTTCTGATAAAAGTGCTTCTCTACTACTAAGTAAGTACTGTTCGTAGGCTTCATCAATTTCATGCGATGCGTTGTAATTGTCCCAAGCACTCATAGCAGAATCTAATCGCGCCACTAGATCCCTATAGTAAGATGTTTCCATTCATTCCTCCAATCCCTATCGGGTATAAATAACTCTATTGCCTATATAACTATACCCCAAGAGGTATAACTTGGCTAGTTCTCCTCGTGTATATGTTTCCATGTTCTCTTTGTTTTTATATTATAGACTATATTGGTAGTAATATTAAACTTTTTAGCAACCAACTTAGCACTCACTCCCTCTAGGGCATATAACCTATAGATTTCTTTTGCATCATTATTGGTGATTTTTGCTTCGTAGTGAATCTCTCCATGGTTATGTTTTTTGGAATTAATAGCATGCCTGGTGTTTTCTATCGGATGCACCCATTCTAGGTTATCAATGTGATTATTAGTTTTATTAAAATCCTTATGATTAACCTGACTTTTATTATCTGGGTTAGGAATAAAAGCTTGTGCCACTAAAATATGAACTCTATAACTTTTGCCCTTTCTGTTCTTTGTTAAATCCACTATGGTATAGCCCGATGAATTTTGACACCTCGCTCGTATCATATCTTTTAGTACTACCTTTCTTCCGCATGGATACGTTATTGTTCTCCCTAGTCGTTTTATGTCACCATAGTTAGAGACTTCATAGAGCCCTTCGTAGTCTTTTATTGGTCTCCATTCTATATCCACGACTTCATTCAGACCATACCCTGTCCTCACTTCCCACCTCCCTCAGTCCTAGCCCTCACTGCCTTCTCCTGCGCTGTAATAGCCATAGAGTCCGCGGCTTTAATGCGGTCTTGGATGTGCTGCTCGAATGATGAGAGTATAGGTGGCGCAGTAAGCATTAGGTAGGCTAGCATCGCCATGCATAGTGTTGGTATTGTTAGGTATCCCAATAGTTCTAATATATCTTTCATACTAAACTCCTCTATTTAACACTGTCTTCCATTTTAAGCATATACTCATAATGAATCAAGTATATATTCTTTAAGAGATTAAACTCTTCTTCATCTAATACTTCTGTCTTTAAGTCTTGATAAGTAACACGATCAATCTCATGATGCTTAAAGAACTTGCATCCTATTGAGACTCCTTCGTTAGTTAGTGTCATATTAAACGATAAACCTATTATATTTTGCACCGAGAATCTGGTACGGACTTCAGCATTACCATAGACTTGGGTATTACCATAGACTCGGGCATCACCATAGACTTGGGCATCACCATAGACTTGGGCATCACCAGAGACTCGGGCATCACCAGAGACTCGGGCATCACCATAGACTCGGGCATCACCATAGACTTGGGCATTACCATAGACTTGGGCATTACCAGAGACTAGGGTATTACCATAGACTAGGGTATTACCATAGACTCGGGCATTACCAGAGACCCAGGCATTACCAGAGACTAGGGTATTACCATAGACTCGGGCATCACCATAGACTAGGGTATTACCATAGACTCGGGCATTACCAGAGACCCAGGCATTACCAGAGACTAGGGTATTACCATAGACTCGGGCATCACCATAGACTTGGGCATCACCAGAGACTCGGGCATCACCATAGACTTGGGCATCACCATAGACTTGGGCATTACCATAGACTTGGGCATTACCAGAGACCCAGGCGTTATCTTGGAGATTTTCTACCTTCTCAATATACCCGCCCAAATCACCTTTCTTAGCATACTTCTGATCCTCAGTAGCCTCTATCCTATAGAGAGTTCTACCCACTAACTCTAATTTTAAATCTAATCTAAGTTTAAATCGCATATCATCCTCCTCTAGCTGCTTTAGCTAAGTACAGCCTTACTCGTTCTCTAGTCATATTACACCTCTTGGCTATGGCGTCAATAGACATACCACTATGGTAGTATCTAAGAGCTATATACTTAGTATTCTTACCTACGTTACCAGGCAACAAAGCTGCCCCATAAGGCATACCTTGTCGGACCAGCCATCTAGTTGGCACCATGTCGTTAAAGGTATAGGAATAAAATCTATGTAGCCTTATCAATAACTTATATATCATACCTTACTCCCGTCTCCGTTCCGACTTAGCTACCCAATCCCCTAGGTCATTACACTGGCTCTTAGCCGTTCTACCCGTAGCTGCTCGCCACTTATTATACACCCTACACCGGCATAGCTTACATCGTATCTCTCTCGGGGTGACAGCCACTAGATCTTCTATCCTAGTAGCCGCGTTACACTGACTACAGTGACGCCAGAACTTATGGCCAGCCTCTCCTAATAGGTAGTGATTGGGTCTAACCAAGCTAGCGCCATCGGGAAACTCTACGGCTGCATGACCACAATGGACGCAGTATCCGTCTACAGTCTCTACCTCACAGAAGGCATAGGGCTTATCTGGATGAGACTTAAGACAAGTGCAAGTTAGCATGGCTACCTCCGCCTTTAAGGTTACTATGGCTCTTAGCCTTACGTCTAGGTGCCTGTACAGTGGCTGGGGTTAGCTGAGCTACCGCCATGTAATGACACTCTAGGCATATACCGTCGCGGTATGTTTCTACTGGACGGAAGGTAGACTTAACTCTATCGGGGCCGTCACAGTTGCATAAGTACGTGATATTAGGTTCGTACTGTAAGTGTCTGTTATTACACATGGTTTACTCCTAGTTGAATGACTGCTTAGTAAAGGGTACTCCTCGACGCTCTAACTCTGCTTCGATCTCTGGGCCACAGTAGCTAACATAACAAGCTCTCATGCTACCGTCTTGGCTGCCACGGTAGGTGTTGGCTTCTTTCTTGGCCACGTCTAGCTCGAATAAGAGAGCCTCTATGGTCATCTCAGCTACTATCTCTTCGACTGTAGCCTGAGTAACTGCCTTAGGCGTAGGGTTGGCTTGGATATGTTTCTCAAAGGCATCCATCATGATCTCTTGTTCTTTAGTTAGTTTAATATTAGACATATTATCCTCCCATTGTTTCTGCGATTAATAACATGAACCCTACTAGGAGGTGGCACCGTAGTATCCACCCCCAGTGAATGTTACCCCAGTACATTAGAACGCCCCTACAGCTAGGTCGTATAGGTCATTGAGGCGCTTAGGATCAGCCTTAATGATAAGATTAGTTAGCTGTAGCTTTTGAGTTAGGGTTAGCTCGATACCGATCTCTTGTAAGTCTTTAGGTGACTGTACGGTAGATAGGATCGCTGGCTTAGTGTAACCGAGTGACTTAAGGTAGCGAACTGATTGAATGAAAACTAGCATAAGTACCTCCCCAGGTATATGTTTGTTTCTATTCTGGTATCTTACTCTGTGGGAGGTTTAAAGTCAATAGGTAAAAGATTAATGATTCTAAGTAGTTATAGGCTAAATAAGGTAGGTTTAGTTGTTATGGATGAGCCCAGGATTAACCCAATACACCATAGGATTCTCATCCTCGGAGCAATATCTACCGTCGAACTTACAGTCACGGAAGAGCTCTAAGCCAGAAGCATCCCTCTTGTATTGAGCTTTGAGACAGATGTAGTCATCCTCCTTATTGACTGTGATGACGGTAGCGTATCCTATATCAAGGCAGTAGACGATAGTGCCTACCTCTAAGTTACGAAACTTAGGGAATGAGGGGGAGTCCATGCGTTACTCCCCTTTAAATTGAGCCAATAGATTTTGTTGGTCTTTATAGACTAGGATCTTATCGTCCTTGACTTGTAGAATTACGGTGGCTTTATGTAGTTTGCGCATAGAGATAGGCTCTTTGGTAACTTGGTCGCGATCAAAGAACAGCCATAGGTCACCGTCTCTTTGGGATTCACTACAATTCTTGTAACCTAGTACCACTCTAACTTCTGGTAATAGAGATATGTCTAGTGTTTTCAATACTTTAGCTGATTCTAATACTTTCATTCGGTCTCCTCTTGTTACTTATTTAACTTACGCATAGCAGCTTCGTTAGCATATAGCCTTTCTATCTTATATTTATTTGCTTGAGCTGAGTCTAAAAGTACTCTCTTCCTCACCTCATGTACTATGGAAAATCTAGTATCTGGAATCTCGTACTCTGAGATAAACACTGGGTTAGGGTTATTAGCAGCCCATTCTATAAAGTCTGAGTGGTTGAATCTGCTAACGCTATAGTCCTTAGTCCCTTTATAGGGAATGTCGCAGTATACGATACTGTCCTCTTTTATAGGAACCTCCCTATAATCAAGATTATAAAATGATAGCCTTGACTCGAGTTGCTGGAGTTGCTGGAGTCGCTCGAGTTGCTGGAGTCGCTCGAGTTGCTGGAGTTGCTGGAGTTGCTGGAGTTGCTGGAGTCGTATAGCAGGGTTAGGTGACATGGTGGTATTTTTAGTAAGTTTCTTAATTAAGAGTCTTCTATCCTTAATAGGCATAGAATTCTCGAATCTACCTATACCTAGGAAATCTTTAGAGAATTGATCGAACTCATTAAATACTACTGCTTGATGCAATGATCGTTTATACTCCTCTATATTCTTTCCAAACATGTAGGTTCTACCATCATTCCCAAATGACCACACAGTCTTTACGTAGACATCCCCGCTAGCAAAGAACTTCTCCTTTGAGATCCATTCAGGCTTAAAGTTATCATAGTTATATTTACCTTTAATAGCATCCTGCACTAGTTCACATATTCCGGGCTTAATCTCATTAAAGTGAAAGTGCTTAAAGTCGTTACCTCTATGTCTAAGCATATAATCAGTTACCGAGAAGCCCCCTCCGAATAGATCATAAAAGTGAGTAGCCTTAGGGAATAGAGGACATATATCCTTTAAGATCTTAGACTTACTACCCATATAAGGAATACCATAATTCATAATTTACCTCCCTAAAACAACGACTCACCCTCAGGTAACATACCTGACACTATCTTATCATCTCTTCTAAGGAACGCAAGCTTACTATGGTCTAGTCCTTTAGACTTGGCTTCATCAAATTGACCCATAAACTTAGTAGGAGTTAGATGCGATCCCATGTCCGCTAGTTCTATCTCTATTAGGTCACCTTTAGTTAGGTTGATACAAGCTGTCTCATCGTAGCAGGTCAAAGCATTGGTAGCGTTGCAGCCATGGATATCAGTGAAATAGCCTAGCTCTTCGACTATACCGTAACCTTGGCCTCTATTAGTATCCCAGCTTAGTACCTTGAGAGTCCACTTCTGGCCCCTAGTTACTAGTCTGGTATTAGCATAAGCCATAGCTTTCTTAGGTAGATCCTCGGTATCTATGAATGCTCTGACTAGATCTTTGTTAAGCTTTGTAGGCTTACGGCTACAGTAGGAGGCGCTAGAGAGGTAAGCTCCTTTATAGTAGATAGTAGCGTGGAAGCTATCGATAGCATAGGTAGTGCTAGTTTCATCGGCAATACTAACCCAGTATTCTAAGGTTAGATCGTACTGCTGATCATAGGTTACGTGGAATCTTTCCACACCAACGACTTTACGTATCATATAAACCTCCCCAGGTTTTGATTCATATATTAGGTTAAGCACCCCATCTAGAGAACTCCATAGCCCTAACTTCTAATATAATCTTAACAGCCTGGGCTAGGGTATCTCTATCGAATTCTAAACTATGGTCTATATAGAATTCCATCATAGAGTCTTCCCTACCATGAGCTACTTCAGGATCTCCCCTTGTCTCATATATAGCTTGCTTCATTGACACTAACTTCTCTAAGAACTCTTTAGAACTCATACTTACCTCCCCGTTTAAGTTCATATAGCTATCGTAGCATACCACCAATCAATAGTCTATAGCCCCTTAATGACCTCTATAAACACGTAGATAGCCCATCCTACGGTCACCATCCATAGCACTGACCTCTACTAAGTCTGGATTAGTCTTAGACCTATAGATGCCAAAGCCTATGTTAACCATGACTAGGCGGTCAGAGGTGGTAAAGTACCATACCTCGGAGTAGCCTACCTTCTTTAGGGTCTTAGTCTTCTTCTTGGTTTTAGTCTTCTTAGCCATATATTAGTCCTTTCCTAATGCGTTGATACGCTCTATGGTCTCATCGAGTCTTAACATTACTTCTTTACTGAGCTTAGAGGTAGGGTACAGTGGGATGCGGTAGCTAAAGTATCTACCTAGGATTATCCCATTGATCCAGACGTACTGAATCATCCAGCCTCTAAGGCGTCCTTGTGTTATCATAGACTTATAAGGCCATATACTAATCTTCATTACGTACTACTCCTAGCTTAGGTCTAACTGTAGGCACCCCTCGCTCTCTTACTACTTCATCATATAGGTGGTTGAAGTAGTCGTCAACTCGGTTCATAGGTGAGCCATATCGCTTCTCTAGTTTAGGGTCTAAGTTCTTGATAAGTATAGGATTATTCATATTAAAGATGAATGTCTTAGCATATACCGTGCATTCAAATAGGCTAGGATACTCGGGTGACTCAGCTACTACCTCGTCATGGATACCTAGGAGAGTCCATCGCCACGGTAGAGCCGAGTGCTTATTAGGGTTCTTGTGGCCTGGTATGATGCGTATGGAGAGTTCTGGGGTAGTAGGTGAGGTCATAATCCACCTATATATTCCCATCCAGCTACTATAGACCGCATAAACCAGTAAGTAGTCATGCGGGTATGCTGTGACCCTTCGCTACGCCATATCAATTCTACCCTATTATCGGGGTATATGATAGCTAGTTGATCTGATACTGGGCTATAGTAGTATCCTGGTTTAGGCTTTAGTAGTTTTAGGGTCATAATCCCCCCGCTATTAAAGCTATGGCTAAGATAGCCTCTACTGGATGTTCAAATGCTACGTATAGTAGCCCTACCATAGCTATAGCTGATCCAGTCAATAGGGCTATGTCTTTGGTGGTTCTTAGTAGTTTAGCTTTCATGTGGCATCTTCCTTTATAACGCTATTATAACCTCTATAATGACCCATAACGATACCATCGCTAACCCTAGCATAACCATAGGCTCAGCCATAGTCAACCCCATACCACAAGCGATAGCCCCTAATGCGGTGATTCCTATGGTTAAAGCTTCTAACTGGTTCATGCCTTAATCCCAATCATCCGGGCTATCTCCCGACTGGACTATAGACCATAAGACGAATCCTATAGCCATAGTCAGTGCAAAATACAATATCGTGAAATCAGTTAGAGTCATAAGTTATATGTCCTTAGGTGGTTCTTCGCGGTATTCTATGGCATAGCCTATAGCCGCTGGTAATATAAAGAATATTACTATCAAAGTGGCATACTCAATTAACTCGTTCATAACTACCTCCATCCTAATTTGATACGCCCATAACTTACTGGTTTAGCGTATCTAGGGTTATGTTTAGCCTCCTCTATAGCTAAAGGATGCTCCTTAGTTACTATATCACCTATATCATTTAGATTCAATACTGCGGTAGTATCTTCGTTACGGTCTTCTTTGACCTTTAAGATGGCATGTAGCTCTACCAGTCTACGTCCTTCCTCGGCTAATCTCTTGTTGTAAATAGGATCTATAGGTTCTGCTACCATAAGCTCATGCATGAATCTGGCTTGTCTTAAGGCGAAGTCTGATCGTCGTTCCATATAGTCCTCCTATTATGCTTTAGCCTTAACGTAAAAGTTATCCGTCGGAGCAACTACCTTAGCCTTAGTAGCTTGGTCGTGTCTATCGGCTTGCTCCTGTAGTCTAGCTTCAGTCTCTTGACTGCGAGAGATTACTTTAGCATTAAATTTATAAGTACAGTCTAAGGGTACTCGTGATACAGTGTTGTACGCTTCTCTAGAGCCCTTTACTTTAAGTACGTCAGTATCTGATATAAGTCCATGTTCTTTAGCTAGTCTAGTTATATGACGTTCTATCTTTAGTTTTAGTTCATTTAATCTTTGTCTATCTTTAGCTAATTCAAGTAGTTGCTTCTCTAGTTCAAGCTCTCTATTAGCTATAGAGATAAGATCAAGGTCCGCTGTATCTAAAGTCAGAGATAGTGACTTTACTATATTGTATTTTTCTTTCTCTTTAGAATAAGAGTTATCTACTAGAGTAGCGCCTATAACTTTAAGTAATTTATTTATTAAATTTCTCATTGGCACCTCCCTGATATAGATCATATTATCAGAAAATATCCATAAGACAAGCTAAAAGTTAAGTCTAAATAATGAATGTGATTTCAAGTAGTTAGAGTCATTCTTTACTAATAGTAAATTTTAAGGCCTTAACTTCTTTACTGATTAGTAAAGTTTATTATCTTAGATCAGACTCTAACACTCCTTCAACATCTTTTGTATATGGTTGTAGGGGTGTTCGATGCGGACATAGGTTACAGTGACGGTAGTAGCGGGAGCCTCCAGGTATGTTTAGTATATGTAGGATTAAAGTTCCTCTACCGCATTGGTGACATGACCATTTAGCTATTAGGGCCTTATGTGACTGACGCTCAGATAGTTCTTGGTCATGAGCTAGGATTAGATCTTGTACATCATATCGGCGGTCTATGTCTAGTTGGGATAGTTGTTTTCGTAAGTTACTGATTTCACGTCTAAGTTGGCGGTTCTCTTGGTTGAGACGCGAGTTCTTCTCTTTTAAAGCTTTTAGGTCATCTAGATCACGAGAGGAGCGGCGGGTCTTGCCCATAGCTATCCTTGGTTTAGGGACTGATGTAACTCGGCAGCATAGTGATGTTGGGTGAATATGTTGGTACAAGTGATGTCTTCGTAAGTATTGGTGAGCATGTGACGGCAGGCTATCCGGTCATCGGTGGTAGATCTAGTTAGCATGATCTCAGCTGTACCGTAGTAGATGCGATAGATGTTTGATTCTAATAGTAATCTTAGGCAGTTAGAGCAGGGTGCGTCGGTCATAACGGCGGAGCATCCAGTTAAGTCTCGCTTGGCTTCTAGGATGGCAGCTGCTTCTGCATGGGTCGTGACTCCATATTTTAATGGCTTATGGCGGCAGTCCTCACGTCTCCCTAGGGTGGATACTGGGTTATTAGTTCCGAGTGATATAAGGCGGTTAGATGGGCTTATAATAGCGCATCCTACCCTGGTGTCTGGGTCCTGGGAGAACATATCAGCGTAACATCTAGCTAAGGTATGCCATTTGATCTGGGCGTCTAGATTCATTTAAACTACCTCCCCTCTGGATGCTTCAAATAGTACCCTAGAGGCATCCGATATAGCCTCATCCAATGTACCGGCGTAGATCTGAAAGCCTGCGGTAGGCTGCTTTAGCTGGCCTTTAGTGTCTATAAAGACACCTACGAATGGGTCAATCTTAAATGGAGCTTCGGTCACGTAGTTCTTTATAGTTATAGAATAACCTTTAGCTACACATAGTTTGATTAGAGTATCGGCGCTCATTTAGACTCCTTAGTGACTGGACTGCATGGATAGTCTCTTAGTAGCTCGTTTGATATGAAGTCTATATAAGCAGTCTTCCTATGTACGTATAAGATTGAAGTTAATGCTACGCTGATAGTAGAGAGTATCAATAAGTAGAGCATATATTTAGTTAGTAGGTCTTTTAGTTCTTGTGCGGTCATTGATATCCTCTAGTGTCTTGGCTAGTTCGGTTAACACCTCGCTAACCATCCTTCCATTAGTATAGCGTCCTTTTGTTACAAGTAAAGCAATAATTTCACGTAACAAACTTCGTTTATTAGATAACGATCCGATAATACGTGGTAAGGTGCGATTGATTACGTCCCAGGTAACTTCTTTCTTGGTCTTAGTGTTTATGATACGGGCGGTAGGGTCAGCTAAAACTATTGCGGTAGCGGTAGACATGTTGATGAACGTGGACTTAAGCGTATAGATTCCTTGACTACGTCCAGGATAGTAGCGTATTACCGGAGGTATGCGCTTAGGAAATATAGGCTTCTTAGGTTTTTTTATGGCCATAATACTCCACCCAGTCTAAATAAGCTTTCTTGTATCTAGGTTTATGCTGATCTAAATCAGGACAAAATCCACATCTATCACATTCTAAATAAGGGATGTTGAAATATACGATCTTCTTCATATCATGCCATACCGGATTAGAGCATACGTTATGCTTGAAACGATCGTGGTCATTAGGGTCGGTTGATCCTGGGATTTCATCTTGGAACCACCAGGGTAGGACAGCGTCTACCATCTTAAGTTCATCTAACGTAACCTCATCCAGCTGTATCTTATCATCCGCGTCCATTACAGCTATTGAGATTAGGCCTTTGGCATTGATACGCCATGATGGTACGTTTTGTAAATCCCCATAAAAATCATAGACCGGACCGCTATGGGAGCTGCGCATACCTTGATATCCTGGTGCTCGCATGCTACACCCCGGTAGATCCGTAGCCACCCTTACCTCTATCTGATTGAGGTAGCTCATCCACGAATACCGGATCTAATAGTAGGATAGGAACTATGACTAGCTGGCCAATGCGATCACCTATGTTATAGAAGTGTAATCCTTTACAATCAGGTAGGCGCTTGAATCGAAAGGTTATCGGACCTTGATAACCTGAATCGAGTATGCCTACATGGTTACGCAGCATTAGTGAAGTGTTAGATATAGATGACCTAGGGCAGAGTAATCCGACATATCCTTCTGGGATGGCTACAGCTATGCCGGTATCGTATTCAACGAAGCGACCTTGTGGGTCTTTAGTCTCGGAGTGAGCGTATAGGTCTAAGCCTGCATCATTTGGGTGCGCTCTGGTTGGTAGCTTAGCGTTAGCTACTAATGCTTTGACTGGTAACTGACCTCTAGATATAAAGAGTCCGCTAGGAATTAGAGGTCTACCTTCTTGGTCCATCGGTACATCTTGACCTTCTTTGGTTTTAAACTTCTTAGCCATATTGTCCTCCTATAATCCGCATACGCCATTAAGGCATTTATTTTCAGTCTCTTCAAATACTGTACCCTCATACTCTAATGCTTCCTCTAAGGATACTCTAGTTAGGGGTTGACCGCCTCGACACCCATCAGGATAGACAGTAAAGCCTCGGAGTCGCTTAGCATACTTTAGCAGTATTTTAGCATTAGATTCAAGTGTCTTCTCATTATTAGTCTCAGAACCCCATGCTGGCATATTACATGTGGATGATATGGCCATGTCTACGTAACTCTGTACGTCAGCTTGAAACTTAACGCGCTGCTTGAATGTAAGATCATAGCTATCTTTAATATCGCATAATGCTACGCCTTGATCTAATAAGCGCTTAACCATACCGTCTACTACGTATTGATGTTTCCAACTAGATCCTTCTAAATAGCGTCGCTTGTATGCCTTGCAGAATAGTGGTTCGATTCCAGTGGTAGTCTCAGCCATAATCCCTATGGTGCCAGTAGGTGCGATAGCTCTAACTCCTTTAGGGATAGATACTCCCAGTTCCTTAGCAAATATGTAGGCGCTAGCAGTAGACTCATCTTCATACACTTTAAGCCACTTATGTAGCTCTGGAGTAACCTCGTAATCCATACCCCTAGTGATAAGCCACTCATGTATACCGCCTATGCCTAGTCCAATACGATTATTCTTGGTACCTACTTCCTTTATCTTGTCGGTAGGTACATCTGAGTAGATGCCGCCACATAGTAAAAACTTTACCATGAATGGTATGGCTTTCTTGAATTCTTCTTTAGTCTTGAATCTATTGATCCAAGCAGTACCTAGGTTACACTTATCGGAGTCATCTTCTGATACTACTTCCGTGCAGTTTGAAATGATTACGCCCTCAGCCATGAAGGAATGCTCCTCTACTCCAACATCGCAGCAGTAAACATCTTCTTTATAGTCAAGAGTTTCTACTGAAACTACTTCTACGTCAGGATCAAACTCATTTCTACCGGGGGCATCGGATCTAATTAGCATTCCTGGTACTAACTGCCCAGCTGCTATTCTCTTTAAATCAGACTTAGTGCAATCGCTATGTGGCTTTATGATGAAAGGATGTTCGGGGTCACATACTATTGATAGCGCATTAGACATGTGTACTTCTACTAGGTCAGAGTTCTTTTTAGTAAGTTTGAACGTAGTTAGAGCCCATCTATCCCCAGTCCACAATCTAACTTCTTTACCTACGATGGAGCCTACTGTTACATAGCCTTTGTCTGTTAGTACCCTAGTCCTAGCCGAGACTGGTGCATTCCTAAGTGATTCATTATCACGTAAGAAATTCATTGAGAATCCTGGCTCAGCAGTAGTAAATGCTTGCCTACAGTTGGCTAGCCATACTTCTTTCGCCTTAGAATGCAGTGGATGATTCTCATCCTCTATGGCTATAAAGAACTCAGTGTCATAAATAACACTTATGTTAGTTCCTTCCATAGGAAGTGGGAAGTTAAAGTCTTTTTCTTTTAAAGCTTTTAGTTCATCCGACCAATTCTTTAATGCTAGAAATTCAGGTATATCATTATGTTTCCAGTTTAGACCCCCCCAGATTGCGGACCTTCTCTGGCCACCTTGCATTATATGTCTACCAGCTTCATTTACCATATTCATAAGGCTTATTGGGCCAGTGGATACTCCACCAGTACCTGCAATAGGAGCACCCTCATATCTAAGTTTAGAGTAATCAGCGCCTATACCTCCTCCTAACATTAGGCTAGAGGTAATCTTAGACATTAAATCAGCCCACCCCTCTCTCGAATCTTCAGCTCTAAACAAGAAACAATTATTAACTTGATGCTTAGCTCGACCAGAGGCATATAGATACCGCCCGCCTGGAATAAACTTCCTAGCCAGCATAAGCTTATAGATTTCATCTTGATCTTTCTGAGATAGCAGTTGACCGCATACCGCCGATACTACTCGTCGGCACATATCAGCCCAAGTCTCCTGACCATTCAATGAATACTTTTGACGAAAGATATCTTCTGAAAACTTATTACTGAATACATCGTACTTGGTTGACATACTTCTCCTTGTTTAGTTAAATTGAAAATTTCAAAATAGAATCTCTTACTAAGGTTAACTCACTCTCATTTATATAATGAGGATTAGGACAATTGTTACTAAATTCTGGTATTGACCCTACCCCTATAATATAGGCGTCTAGCTCAATATCATAAGCTACCACTGTTCCTATAGGCTGGCATACAGCTGAGAAGAACTTAGGTACTTTAAACTTTACGATAGCACCTTGCCTAAATTTAAGGTGATCTAGCTTAATCCTAAAGTCAGCTACCTTTTTATAATCATTTACGCTATATAGTAAACCGGCTATAGCTACTGAGGCTATAGCCCATGTCAATGTACGTTTCATATTACTTACTCATTGATTCTATGATTTGTTTAATGATCGGACATTGAGGCGCAGCCATCTGAATCACACTAGCGCATCCCATTAAGTTATTGAAAACTTGGGTACTAGCTTGCTCTAGCTCGGTTAATTGAGTCTGGGTCTGAGCTAGCTCTTCCTTAGTTGATTTAAGATCTTGGCTTTGCTTTACGTTAAATCCAATACTTAGGACTAGTAATGATCCTACTAATCCAGCTGCTACTCGTTTACCTTTAGACATTGGGTACTCCTATGTTTGGGTGGCGGTCTAGATTAGTTTATATCAATTGATTTTAGTTTGCAAGTGTAGTAATATTAATTATGGAGGTAAGTATGAAATACAGTTGGTTGATAGGTTTAGTGGTAGTTGGGTGTAACATCCAGGTCAAGCATAAGGGTCTAGACGGGGCGGTACCTAAGTCATTTACTATAGACTCAGATAATGACGTTGAGACTGGGGTAGATTTTGATCAGATACTAGAGTACTGTACTGGTCGAGTAGATCATGCTATAGCGTTAGAGACTAGGGAGAATCCTGACTTCGTTATGTCGGAAGAAGATAGACAATTTGAAATCGACGATTGTTACTATAATTTTGATTTAATTGCCCCAGAGAATCTAAGGGCACCAGAAGGAGAAGCGGACCTACCGGAGTAGGCCGCTAATCCATTTCCCAGTCAGGTTCACTAGAATTAGTGTCCGTTATATAGGCCTTAAATCTTGACTTATCAGTAGCTTTATTACAGTGTCTACAGCACAGTCTATCGGCATTGCGATAGGCTAATTCAGTTATCTCGTCAGTCTCGCCGCATGTTGGACATTGGATAGTTAGCGTGTCGTTATGCATGCTCTTCCTCGTCATTGATTAGGAATGAGGGCATAGACTTAGGTAACTTTCTTTTAGTTGGCTTCTCCTCCAGAGCTTCTGATACTCTCCTAGCTACCTCTGCTTCTATCTTAGCCTCTTGTTCACGTTCATCTAGCTCTATTCGTTCTGGATTTAGATAAGCGTCTACCGTCTGTTCACTGTATCCAATGGCTTTAAGGAAGTTACCAAAGGATTCTACTAGACTTTCGATACCTCCACTATCATTTTCTACCCTAACCTTATCGCCTATAACCTGATCTTTATAGTCCGCTACAGGTAATGAGATGAAAATTACTTTAGACATAAATAACTCCTATTCAAGATTGCCGGCATAATAGTGACTGCTACCGACGTATTCATACACTTCTTCTTTAATCTTGCGCTTAGACTTAAAGTCTACATAAATAACTTTACCTGGACCTGGGTATAGTCTATCCATAAATACACCAGATTGTTGAATCTGACGTATCTTAGCTATCCTGGCTTGATACTCTTCTTCCTTACGATGTTCTTCTGCGTAGTTAGTAGCTGTATTCATACGTACCTCCATTACTAGAGGTTAAACCTTAATGATAGTTAAGTCAATAGTCTTACATAATTCTAATAACTTAAGGTATAACCTGGCAGTATTAAACGAGTCAGCTCCGGCTTGGTGCTTACCGTGGTTATTCCAGGGTTTAAATTGCATCCCTAGCTTACCTAAGGATTTGGCTAATCCGCCTTTATCGTTTAGTCCCTTAGCCTGCATAATCATCTGGTATAGGTGCTTGGCGTTTATAGCTGAGCCGAAGCTAGACTGTTCTGGTTGAACTTCAGCTAGAAGAGCAGCCATGTCTCCGGCACCCCACTCAATAATATTCCTTGAAGCATCATACTGATCCCTGATAGCTACTAGGTAGTTATAGGCGTCATGGATGGTTAAACTAGAATTATTTAAATCTTCTGGCTTAATCTTAGTTAGCTTTTGTATATAGGTGGATAGTCTATAAGGCTTATGAATATCCAATGAGGTAGTCTGTAATATCTCTCCAGTAACTGAATTGAATACGCATATACCTAGCTGAATGATTTCTGGCTTATCTACGGTGGAATCAGTGACCTGTATTCCGTCATTATTTCTTTCTAATTCTAGGTCTATAGCTATCTTAATCATCTAAGCCTCTACTGGCAGTTCTTGTACCGCTATAGTGAATATATTAGTATCTAAAGTATTGGACTGTAAGTCAGCGAATGCTTGTGCTTGTTCTTGTCTATGAAATAGTTTAAGTAAAGCTATGACTCCGCTCTCAGTATAAGTAACGAATACTCCGTACACGGTCTTTTTGCATCGTTTACATGCCATAGTTATGCTCCTATCTTTATGGCTAGTCTAGCTCTGGAATAAGCGGCATCCCCCGTTCGCATAGCCGCGTCTAGTATCTTTGTCTGATCTGGGGTGAAGATCCTATTAGCTATCTCCCTGAGTACATCGGCTTTAACTCTTCTATATCTGAATAGAGCAGATACTAATAATTCCCTTCTTATGTTTACTAATTCTGGATCAGCTACCTTTTTATTCTTAATTATAATATATTCACTGGTACAGTGACGTAGTGCCAGTACCGCATCTTTGAATGATTGTGCGTTATTCAACCACAGCCTCATCACTAGTTATATTAACCTTCGCTGGATCGGTTCCCATGGCAGCTGCTATCAATTTAATAGCCGCGTTAAATCCAGCTTGTTCTGCTGGCTCAGCTCCGGCTACGAATGAGAACCGCTCTTCTAGAATAGTCCCATCTTCTTGGGTAAAAGATAGCTTAATAGACCATCCATTAACCGTATTATGTACCGTAATCTTATCTGGAGGTAATGCTTCCCCTCCGTCATCTCCATCTTTAAACTTAGGCTCAAGTACTTCAGTCTCATTTAAGATAGCTAATGCTGCTCCCATCTATACTCCTTATTGATTAATCTCTTTAATATTGTCTTCGATCTCATACTTCATACCCTTAATAGTAGCGTAATGTTGCGAGAACTTAAGGATATACTGCTCGGGGACGTGAAAGGCTATCTCATTAGCCGTATCCATTAAGGTAGTCATATCCTTATGCAGCTTATTTAATAACTCTAATGATCGTAAGTACTTGATTATTAATATATCATAGCTGGCATAGATCGAAGGGTCAGTCTTGGCTATGTCTTTAATCATGTCGGGATATTTCTTTTCATCCATAAAATTAGTTTAGTTGACTATGATCTTAATGTCAAGTACCTTTATTGATACAGGAGGTGGGATGAAGCCAGCTAACTACCCTCAGATTCTATTCGTAGGAGATAAACCTAGCCCTAAGAATGTCCACCCTTACCTAGCTTTTTGGGGGACTAAAAGCTACGATACCTTGATGGATTGGTGTCGTCGAATGTATGTCCATCACAGTCAGATCAACATGATTAATCAATGTCATATAATATCTATACGACAAGTAGTTGATTTTATTACAGTGCATTATAAGACTGGATTAGATTCTACTAATACTGAATATATCTCTAATTGTAAGGTGGTGGCTTTAGGTAAAGAGGCGGTTAAGACTTTAGATAAGTGGGGTATAGATTATTTCGAGCTGCCCCATCCCAGCGGGTTATGTCGTAAGAACAACGACAAAGCCATGCTAGAGCAGAAGTTAACTGAATGTAATAATTATATATTTAGTGAGATAGATAAGATCTAAGGCTGGCGATGAGCTTGATGGCTCCAGTCTAATTCTATTGCTATTAAGGCTTGGCTATAGTTTTGTTCTTGGGTTAGCATCTGACCGTCTATAGCTACGTCTACTACCCGTAGCATATTAATAGAGCATCCCTGTAGCTTAGGTAGTTGTCCTTTAATCCCATATAAAGCATCTTCGATATCATCTACTAGGTCATACATCTCTAGGATTGATACTTGCTTAGCTACGATATAGAGATCAATAGACCATGTAGCCTTGTATAATCCGCCTACTCCACCAGTCCTGCGCTCAGATGTAGGTATAACGTAAACCATTGGAGTCTCGTGCTCCATTAGTTGCTCTGGATTCTTTAAGTCTAGATTACAGTCGACTACGTTAAATCTATAACCGTTAGCTTTGGTGACACTTTTTACTCTAAGTATTAGCGAGTCTAGTATCTCTCGTCGTGATCCATTACCGCAAGCCATATATTATCCTAATAGACGTTTAGCTATCATATCTAATAATAGCTCTATCATCTTGTCTTGATTGTTAAAGTAAGCTGGCCGCATATATGGTCTAGCTGGTATTACAGCTTGCTTAGCTAGGACGAAGTCTACCCCCATCTTTAAGTCTCCTCGTTTAGACTTATCTCTTTGAGGACCAATACGCTGACCTTTACGTGATATAGGGATGAATAAGCGTTTAGCTTTCTTTGGTCTGACTACTCCACCATATTCTCTCATACGAGCGTAGATTACGTTTCTAGGGCCTATTAATGCTTCTGCTCGTCCATTCTTATAATCGAATGAACTAGATATAGAGTTTAATAATAATCCGCTACGCATTAATCCAGGTATCTTAACCCTCTTATTGACTGTCTCCGATACCTTTTTCTTAGCTGAATTCTCTATCATGAAGGCAGCTTGAACAATCCATAACTTAGTAACGGCATCTAGCTTGCGATCTAGGTTACGCATAGCTAAGCCGAACTCTTTAAGGGCGGATTGTACTTCTATGCCTAACATAGATTATAACTCGTAATACTTTTTGATTCTAGTATTAGCTTTATGGAACGAATAGTCTACATAGCGATCTAGGATATCTTTAACTTCTTTAGGCATACCTAGCTCATAAGTTACGGAAGACTCATTAGCTGATTTTGATTTAACATTGATAGCATTGTTTTGCTTTAGATGATATTGCTGGTTAATGCGCATTAACGCAGCATGCTTAAGATCTGAGGGCACTTCACCTAAAGTATCAGCATAGCCCGCTTTATACTGGACCATGATAGAACCTTTACCATAACCGAAGACATAGTTCCATAGATCAATACCAGCTGCAGAGTTATTACTTACGATAGTGCCATCATCCCTAAGGAAGTATGAACTAGGGTCTAGCTTCATGTTAGAAGCCTCCCGATCTGCTGGGGTAGTTAATCCATCAAACTGACCGGAGTCATCCATAAACACGTAGTCGATCTGTCTTACTGGGCGCTGGCTAGGTACAATGGAGTCGGAGTTATCGGCATCAAATATCTCGTCTACGGTGATAGTTAGGATAGGGCTGTCGATATATTGCTCGAACTCTTGGGCTACCGACGCATTGATTATGTTTAGGGTTAGGTCGTACTTAGTCTCTGATTCTGGGATGTTAAGCCATGCCTTAATATCGGATAGGCTTACGATGGGGCGGGCTGGTTGTCTTACCCCGAATGAATTAAGAGTCTGATTAGTAGCCATGGGGGCTCCTTTAAGGTGTCTCTAGTAATTATACGGGTTTAAGGGGTATTAGAATAGCTTTAGGATAAGCTCGTATATCCCTAAGGCTGACAGTAGAAAGGCGGTTATACCGGCAGTCCAGGCACATATAAGCTTGAATATGTGGGCGAACGTCTGGACTTTAATAACGTGTTCTCGGATAGGCTTAAACTCAGATCGCATTAGGGATACAGCTTCTTCATTGGCCAGGGAGCGTCTTTGGTGCTCTTCTAGAACGGAGGTGTTCTGAGCTAGTGTAGTTTTAATGTCAGATAAGTGGTCGTCCATTCGGTCTTGCTTAGCGATAATCAACTCTAACAACTTATCATTATTCATAATAACATCCTGCCCCACGCCTATCTATTTAATTATACGCGACCACTCTAGTTTGAAGTTAGGAGAATGAAACATAAACTCCCGTAATTCCGGGGGTCCAGCTAGATCTAAGTCTAAGTGCGTGGATTCATTGAAGATATCTTCTATAATACGCCCCGCTATTTCTGAGCACACCTGGGCTGAACTACCCCTATCTATAGGATTATATTTAAGTCTTAATAGACGGGCTAGGATGATCCCAATTATCTGCAAGGTACCATACTTGGTACCGGCTTTACGCATACAGTAGTCGGTTAATTGAGCCTGCTGTAGAGGGGTTACTTCCCTGGACCATACTTCCACTAGCTCCGATCGTTGATGGAATGCTCTAAACCCTAGGAACTTTAGCTCATGCCCGCTAGCCTCATAATATACAGGGCTTTTAGCTGTCTCTGAATACCAGAATACCATTACGTGAGAGAAGGGTATCCACCCATAGAATAGGCGTATAGCCCAGCTAAATAAAGGCAGAGGAAGTTTCTTTTTTGGTCTGGAATAACCAAAGAATATCTTATTAGGTGAGTTCATCTAAATGCCTAAATATGTTTACTGATATCTTGGCTACGTTAGTAGCCGATGAATTAGTATAGGCTATCCTAAGTTTATAACCTGGATATAATCTAGCTTTATATAGTTTTACTTCCTCTAAAGTATTAGGGAATACATTCCAGTCCTCGCAGAATGTTTCTAATACATTGTCACTGGCATCGGTAACTGATAGTGATATGGTATCTCCTGCAGAGGAGTCCACCGTAAAGAACTGTACCCCGTCGAAATAGGATTGCTTATTAACTCCCAGCCAAGTTAATTGAGGTATAGTCCAATAGAAATAAGTAGTGGTATTTACTGGAGCAGATGCATTATTAATTATACCCTTCAATCTAGCTCGGTGATTGTGGGCCTCTCTTATTCCTACGTTTAAGGTATTAGTCACCGACGGCTTATTGCATGAGGCTTTGTAGTTATTTACGAAATCATCTAAATGAGTAGTATCTGAAGGATTCTTAGATAGTTCGCATATTATAGGCATACTTCCTTCTAATATCCATAACTTATAAGTAGTATCATTCTCTAGATATTGTAAATTCAATCGTTTACTGGTGACTAATGATTTAATTTCTGGCCAAGTAACTTTAAACATATTAAGTCTCTTTAGTTAAGATAATTAAACCAGCTTGGAATTTCTTAGTAGTGGCTATACGCTGGACGAGTAGCTGTACTGAGGTATCGAATCTTATAGGGAAAGAGTTTGGGCAGTTCCACACGAATCGATCATGCTCTTCCAAACTTAATCCGAAGTTACCTTCATTAGATGAAAGAGGAGAACCTGCATCGTCTAAATCATAAGCAGTATCTGACACCAGATCGCCCATTAACATACCGTTAGACCCAAAGATTTCATTACCATCTACTACTAATCTTACTCTCCATGATGATTTTTCTTCAATATTCAATAAAAAAGAGAACAATATTCCAGTACCCGTATATGAATAGACTTGAGTCCATCCAGTAATAGGCACTATAGTACCTCTAGCAACACCTCCAGTAGATGCGTTCATGTCATCATACCTAAGCTTATTATCCGTGCTAGGTATGGACCCTGCAGTAGGAGTAATAATCGTATCTACTTTTAAACGATCTGCAATATTACCTATAGGAGTACCTGTCGTAGCTCCTATTATCTGGTGAGGGTAGAATCCTTTTAATAATGACATCCCATCGGATGCGCTTAAGTTTTGACTACCATCGTTAACTATGACTGCCCCAGTGCCTACGTGAGCTACTATATTACTTGAAGCTCCCCATATAAGATAATCCTGATAGGGTATAGTATAGGTAGCAGGAGAAGCTGGTAAAGTTATACCAGTATCTGATATAATTATAGGGCTTGCAGTTGTATTCTTTAGTATTTTAGACATATAATCATCCTTAAACTACTCCACCCTTTAAGACTAGATCTACTCCAATATTCTTAGGGCTACCTGTTTTAACCATTACAGCTAGTTGTCTTCCTGTGGTTACATTTAGTGAGGTAGATAACCCGTAGGTTCTGACCCCAGATACGTTGACAGTAGTTATATAAGTTAGGTTTACTTCGTTACCTTCATGCTCATATATCTCTAAACTATAATTGGCTACGTCTTCAGTACCTATCTGTATTTTAGTTATCTTAGCATTAGTTAATACTACGGGTACTCCAGTCTTATTACTAGGTATCAATCCTACACGGTATAACCAGGTATTTGGAGTCACGTTACCGGATCTACCGAAGGATGGGTTAGGGGTAGCAGTACCTTGTTGCAACAAATACAGGTTGTCGATCGCTTCTTGGATCGTATCGCCTAAGTTAGTGGGGATAAGTAGCTTATCATAGAAGATAGATCTAGCTACTTGAATAATCCATCGTATCATTATTTGAATTGTCCTATCATAACATCGTCCGCCCCAGCTGAAGCTGAATCAGAGATGGCCCATACCTGGACGCCAGCCTTAAGACCTAATGCTATAAAGGTACCTTTCTCTAAGCGTACCCAGTAATAATTTGAAGTAGTGACGGCGTTGCTTACGCCGATATAGACTCGCTTATTAGCGAATAGAGTGATACCCTCACGGGCATCTAATACGGTTGTGTCTAGTCGTACTGCGGTGACTCCTACGGTCTTAGCCTCAGGTACTCCTAAAAATTGAACATCTAGATCATTTTGAACATCATTAAACATACCTACTCTTTAGGTAAAGAAGGGGGCACTAGGCCCCCTATAATTAAAGCGTAATCAAACGAGCGAACAAGGTACCAGAAGCAGCCAAGTCAGTACCACCTTGCATCTTACGAGCTTGTAGTTCTACTGTTATAGTAGCTCCACCAGTGATAACTAGAGGGCAATTAGCTGGGGCCATAACTTCATAGTCTTTAGAATCTTTAGCATGACCTACCCAGTAGAATGCATCAGCTGTACCAGCAGTCTTGCGTACTACTCTAAAGTAAGCATCTTTATCGCCTTCTCCGTGAGCTCCGTAGATCTCAAGAGCTTGTCCAGCAGGTACTGTAATAGCAGAAGCTACGGCTAGGAAAGTCTGACCGATAGATTCTACTACACCGTCTACAGCTACATCACTGTAGGCGTTAGAGGCTGCTCCGCTAGCCCCAATAACTACTTTTAAGTTATCGTTGTCATCGAATGACATCATCTTAGCGTTGCCGCTAGGATCTACGCCATAAACAACTACTCCGGCTCCATCAGCTGCTACAGCTAGTGAGTCACCTTCTTTAACGATAGCTAGTTCATCGGTACCATCGGTCATCTTTATGATCAAACGACCGAGAGTATCAACTACTAGGGCGTGACGAGTGCCCAGTCCAGTACCATCCTCACTGCCTACCATTAGGATGTTAGAATCGTCACCGGCTCCGTTCAATCCTAAGGCATCGATAGTTACATTAACGTCTTGCGATACTATCAATCTACCAGTAGAGTCTACTTGCAATGGTGCAAACTCTCCGTCAGTGATAGTAGGTAGCGCTGAATTGTACTGCGCTAACCTTAGAAATGAAGTGTTACTAAACATATTATCCTCCCACTGCCCTACCTATTAGGGCTTTACTGCTTCTGGTGGTACAGGTGGGGGTGAGTCGCTTTTGTTAAAGTCCTTGAGCTTATCGCCTAGTCGTTTAAGACCTGGCTCTAATAGCTCACGATACGCCTGCTCCTGCGCCTTTATCGATACAAATTCACGCTGGAAAGCTTCGAGCTTGGCCTTAAGCTCCGGGTCTTTGGTGGTATCAATCTCTTCTTGTAGAGACTTAACTACCTTTAAAGACGTACCATCTTGGCTTACTATAATTTCCATGCTATATTCCTTTATTTAATTATACGGTTAGGATGCTTTATAAGCTTCGATAGCTATAGTCCTAAATAATATAGGCTTCTTTATTTCTGGTGCTATACGTGCCTGAATCGTCAATACGTTTCCTACTATCAATGGCTTAGGTACTTCAAATACTATCTCAGCTACTGAAGTCATTGGATCTACGTCCTTTACTCGTACCTCTTGCCCGTCTATAAGCATTCTAATCTGGGCAGAGCCTTGACTATGGACATACATTTTACGTATGCGGTCTAGGCTGTCTATTGCGGTATAAGAGGCTATCTGCTTATACCCATAACCGTCTACGTTAGGATTGATGGTATTATCTGCAAACATATAATGACGAGAGTTGGCATTCTCTACTAGTTGTACGTTGATGGAACCGTCGTCGTTAACCGCTAATACATCCTCGCCATCACCTACTTGGACTGAATCGCCTTTAGTATGATCTATATCGACTAATAGATTAGCGTTCTCAATAAAGGTAGAGGCTGAGTTATCTCTTACAGTGATTATGACTTTAACGTCGGCTAATCCAGATACTATGTAGTTAATACGGAATATACCGTGGAAGTCTGAATAGATCTTCTGACTTATACCATTAACTCCGGCGCTAAAGCTTAATACTTCTAGCCAGTTATCTCCGTCACCGGAGTTTTCGATAGATAGATCTACGCTACCACCGCCACTCAAGTTACGGACGATCAATGAAACGATGATCCTAGAACCTTCTTGGATAGTAAAGTCTTGGAATCCTGCTCCGCTGCCAGCTTTAAAGTCTACGATCTGTCTAGTCTCGAATAACTTTAAGCTAGGGCGGTTTACTGCTATAGCCATTATTTACTCTCGTAGTCAGCTAAGATCTTGTTTTGTTCTACTTCAAACTTCTTTTTAGGTAGCTCCCCTACACTCTCTGATCCTATGATCTCAAAGATAGCTGGGTAGTGAGCTATTAGCTTATAAGCTAACCATGGGTCACAAAGGAATTCATCCCCGGCAGATACTTCCTTTACCTGGCCATCGATGTTACCTTTATACTTTCCTTTACACTTAACCTTAGATTTTAACTTCATGTCACCCTCCAAAATAAAAAGGGCGAGGCATGAGCCCCGCCCCTTAGGGATTTAATTTAACCTCGAAGTATTATGCTCCGATGTTACGAATCATAGCTACTGAGCTCTCGCTAGAGTAGTTAGATCCATCAGCCTTCAATACACCTTGGAAAGCGTATCGAGCGTATGATACTAGGTCAGTAGCATCATAGTCGGTCTTGTTCTTCTCGACTCTGATTTGAAGGGCGCGGCGTAAGCCTACCATAAATCTTCGGCGGTTAACAAGAAGCATAGCTATCTTATTGTCTGCAAGAAGGATATTAACACCAGTGGCGTCAAGATCTTCTCTCATATATTCAGATACGATGACTGGGATACCATAAACGCGAGCTAATTCTCCAGAGAGGATAGTAGCTGATTGGCCATACTTCTCAAGAGTAGTAACTTCGTCTAGGTCGATAAGTTGATTATATCCACGAGGACCAGCGATTAAAGCAAGATCACGAGGATTAACTCCGAATTTTCCCATCTTCTCACGAACAGTAACGATATCTTGAGAAATCAAACGATCTCCACCAGCATCGTGTTGAGCAGCAGCGCCAGCAGCGAAAGCTCTCTTACGAAGTCCCATCCAAGCTTTTTCAGGAGAATCAGCAGCAGGAGCAGCTCCTGTACCAAGTACAGAGAATGCATCCATGTGAGGACCAGTTGTATCTCCGTTAAGGATAGCGATTTCAATTGACTTTTCCATTCCTTCAACTAGTTCTTGACGAATAACTTGGAGGATGGCTACAGCTGAATCTTCGCTAAGTTCTTCTGGAAGAAGATACTGGCTAGACAATTTAACTGCGTCGAAAGTGATTGTAGAATCAGTGTCGAAGCTTTGCTTTGGAGATACAGCGCTTACTGGGGCAAGAAGACGAGCTACTGCACCGTTAGTAAGAACTGGGAACTTAAATGGGTTAGTTGGCATACGGATCTCTTGAAAAAGAGATGATACCTTTCTTTCCAAATTAAATTCATCGATATATGAAGTAGAAACTCCTGTAGGAATCCACTCAAAACCGTCGCTACCAGAAGAGATACCGAAAGCTTTTTCAACGATTGGTATAATCATTGTATTGTAAGCTTGAGTTTCTTTTACTGATCTCTTAAAAAGAACTGATTCCATAATGGCGATATCAGTAGCTTCTTTAAGATTCTTTACTGCTTCCCGCTTCTCAGCTGAAAGGTAAGCGAATCTCTTGTCGGCTACGTTAACACCGAATAGACCGTCTTCCTTGTGTGATGCAACTCCGACTAGTTCGTCAAAGCTCTTTACTCCCCAGCCACTAAGAGCAGATTTAACAGTCACTTCGCTCTTGGTGTTCGACTGGAGGGCTGCCTTTTGTTTCATCAGCTCTTCTTGCCGAGCTACCAGCGCCTCTTTCTTGTTTTCCATAAATATACTCCTATGGTGGTTAATACTACCTGGGTCCCAGGTTAGTTCTATATTACTTACCTAATTCAATTTCTAATATTTCATTTTCAAGAGCTAGACATTCTGCCTCTAACGCAGAGATAGCTTGCTCCTCTTCGTCTAGCGACTTAGTCTCTTGTGCTACTTCTTCTTTTTTCTTATCTTCACAAGGCTTTTTTTCCTCGTCCATCATATCCTCTTCTTCCTCACACATAGATCCGTCTTCGCCTTGCTTAGGCTTAGCAGCCTTAGCTTCCTCAACGACTTCAGATTTTTGAGTAACAAGAGATTTAACCTCAGTTATAGAGGCTTCGATAGATTTAATTTGTTCAGCTAATCCAGCTACTATTCCAGCTAATTCCTCTAGTGAGGGAGCTGACTTAGTTTCAGCTACTGGAGTTTCCTTAACTTCAGTAGTCTCTACTGTAGTGGATTTCTTCTCCGTCTCTAGCTGTGCTTGAATTTCTTTTATTGATTGCTTTATATTCATAGCATCCTCTTCTTCGTTTAGGATAACTGCAACATACGCTTGGTCTAATTCGTTCTCATCTACTGCTAGGGACTTAGCTACTAAGCCGCGTACGTACTTATAATTATACGTAGTACCATCGGCTAACTCATCAATAATAAAGGCTCCTAGTACTGCTTCGGTAGATAAAGCTTTAGCTGCATCTACTTCTAAACTCTTGCCAGCTTGTACTTCAGCTACTTGAAATCGTGCTTCTGGGTTAGCTGGAATAGTTACTACTGATACCTCAAGAAGCTCTAACTCCTTGATAACATTAGATTCTAGGGCTGCATTCCATTCTTGTTCTAGGGTATTAAAACCAATAGATAATGTAGAATAGATACCTTCCTTGATCTTAGTTTGGAGATCTTTCTCTGTCTCCGATATAAAGCCTTTAACGTATAAGCCAGCATCAGTTACCTTCGCCTCAGTCCATCTTCCGACTGGAGTTGAAGGGTCATGATTTAATAACATTGTACCAGTTTCTAAAAATTTAGCCAAGTAATTTTGGAAGGCTTGTGGGATTACTATATCTTTTACACGGTCGCGGTCTGGGGTGGATGCGAATCCCTCTATAGTTAATTTACCGGAACCTCCGGCAGCTTTCTTCTCATAGTCTAAGGCTTTAATAGCCCATTTAAATTCTAATTTCTGCATTTGTGTTACTCCTTACCTACGAGTTCTTTTAGAAGGGTGCAGCGACAGTTAATGACTGAGCCGGCAGCACCTGATGGATCGCGGGGATATTCTAGTTTTGACAATCCATCGTCGAAGGCTTTACCTCTAAGTTTCTCCACTCCATGTAATTTTACGTGGTTAGCTGGATGAGAGCTCCCATCGCGTACGAATTCATCTAGCATGGTGATCCAAGTACGCTTAATCTTTTGATCTGGGAATGATTTCTCTATCTCGTCTTGACGTAATTCTTCGGCTTCACTATAGGCGGATAGCACCTCTGTACGCGCTATGGTCTGGGCTCTGCCTGCAGAGATTTGATCAAACTTCCTACTAATAGCCCTACCTATTTCAGTTATTGTAGCACCATTAGCGAACTGCTCCGATAGTACAGTGGCTAGTTGCTTGCGGGTAGTCTCATCGTATAATTTAACTTGATCTAGTTCTATCTCTTTCATCAAGGCTTCGACTATAGGATCAGTTAAAGTAAAATCTATAGTAATACCTGGAAGAGTATTGTCATAGCCTTGTTTAATTGATTCAGCTAGGGAGGGATGATGCTTAGCTATCCAAGCAGCGACATAGGCATCTAGTTCTTTTAGATTTAAGATTTTACGAACATCATCATCGTTGGCTTTGGTCTTCCAAGCCTTATCTAGGCGCTTAGCTTCTCGCTTAACGCCTTTAACTATAATCTCTTTATACCCCGCAAAGAACTCTCCTAACTCTTTCTCTCGCTCGGTTACTAGTTTCTCGGTCTTATCCTGGAAATTCTTGTAGACAGTTAGCATAGCTTCTTTCTTAGATTGAGCTATGTTAGTCCAGGGATCACTGACCTCAGGAGTTATATCTTTACTCTCGTCTTGATTCTTTGGTAGCTCACACATTGAATAAGCCATAGCTACAGCTTGGTCACGGCTATAACCCTCGTCTAATAGCTTAGGAATAGCCCTAGAGACGCAATCATCTAGAGACTCCCCCGGCTGACGCTCTACCTTTACGTCCTTACCTTCATTGTTCATGTGCTCTTGTGTAGATGCATCTGACTCTGTATCTGGTAGGTCGTAAGTATGCTTATGGCCATCTGGGGTAGCTATAGGCTTGCTTGATTCTATATTGCGGTCTTTATAAAACAAGATATGAGTATGCTCTGGGCCTGGCTCAGACATGCTGGTGGTACATACTAACTCACCGATAGTTACCTTATGGCAATGTTCTTGCTTTGGAGTCTCTGGCTTCTTTACTTCTTCTTTAGTTAGTGCAGGAGTAGTTCCACCTATATTCTCTGGAGCCGGAGTAGGTTCTGTTTGAGGTTGAGTAGTAGCCCCAGGTAAGCCATACTCTTGCATAGCTTGTTCTACGGCCCCCCTAGCAGCATCCGCTGGAGGTACGCCCTGAGTTATAAAGGCTGAAGTTAGTTGAGCCACTCTATCTTGGAAGGTAGCCTGTGAGTCTATTACATCTTGGGATATGTGAGGCATGTCGCCTGAGGGTAGTTCTTTAGTAGCCAGGGACTTCTCCTCCGGCTGCATATCTACTTCGTGTTGTACGTCCTCTGATGGAGTAGGTGGCTGGGGATTACGCTTAGCTTCTAGTGCAGCTATTTCAGCAGCAGTATAGGGTACCATGGTAGTAGGAAGATTGAGGGCTTCCTTTTTCCAGATCATTTCTCTGACTTCGTCTATAGTTAAGCCAGCTTTAATCATACGCTCAGCTGTCTCAGCTAGCATATTGTAGTCTTCACGTAGAGCAGTTATGTTGGAGGTATCAAATTCTAATAAGATTGAATAGTCAGGTGGAGTGATAAACCCGTGTAAATTCAATGAGTTCTGGATTAAAGTCAACAAAGGTAGGATAGTATCTGAGTAATAGAATTTCTCTTGAACCTCAGCATTAGAGTAGGATGCTTGCTCTAAAAAACCTAACTTAATTGGCGGTACTTTTAACGCAGAGATTATGGCATCACGGTTGTACTTAGCCTTCTCTAAGGTCTGAGAATCACTAGAACTACCAGAGATTACTTTATATTCCATCCCTGACGGAAGTACTAAGGTACGGTGGGTATTCCTATGCCCGGTATAGTTAGACTCGAATGATCGCTGGATAGCTGATAGTTGTTGCTTAGTTAGGGCTTTAGTATGAGTTAGAACTCCACCTAGTCTAGCCCCTTTTTGATAAAAGTTAACCTCATGCTCGGTTATCATTCTATCTAACTTGATATTCTGGAAAGCCGCTACTAGGGGCGATAACCCTTGTAGGTTAGAGAATGGATTAGGTAATCTAATGTGACATATCTCTTTAGGGCTATATCTAACCTCACCATATTCGCTAACCAGTTTATAATGGTCTACGAAAGGTCCCTTGTCTGATTCTACAGTCTCTATCATGGCAGGGTTCAATCTATAGATAGCCTTAGGCATCTTATACATAGATCCTCGACCGATACCATCAAGGTATAGGAATGCTTCTCCCGTAGAGTTTAGATCTATGGCTATTAAAGCTAGGAGCTCAGTAATGCTGCAGTATGGGTTAGGGTATGATATTAGGGCTTGTAATTCAGTCTCGGTATTAATCTCGTAGCTGACCTTTCCTTGAGTAACTTTCTTAACTTTAGTGACTAACGGGATAGAGGATACAGTAGATGCTATGGCGTTTATGGCTGAGTAGATCCAGATATCAGATATGTACAGGCGCTGAGCGTCCTGCTTAGTGAGTGATATATTTTCAGATGATATGCTATTAGCACCCCCTACTATAGGATCAAAAGCAGTCAGAGATTTAACGTCGTCGACCTCTAGTTGGTCGATTACCTCTTGAGCTAAGTCCTTGATAGTAGGTTCTATATTCTTGCGAGATTTGAAAAAGTCGAATAAACCCATAGGGATAGAACCTCTCTAGTAATTATACGATATTAGGCTAATCATCGTCCTGTTCTATAAAATCATAGAAATTATTAGCTGTCTTATTTAATCCAATACTATCCTCTATCTGCTGTATCACGTCACTTCCAAAGTGTTCACGGGCATAAAGGTTACATAAGGCTAGGGCTATCACGGTATCATCGTGTTGGCCTGCAGGAGCATTATAGCTTAGTTTACCTGTTCTAGTAAAGATGAATTCAAAACTTTCTAACTCTGATCGTATAGTATTTATATTAGGTATGCCTACTTCCTTATTACCTATAGATAATATTAGGGTATTGATCAGCTCATTCTTAGATTCATTAGTAAACTGGTATGGGATAGTCTCTAAACTATCAGATAGGAAGTCAGATACACCCGATCCCACGCCGGTATGGTCATATATGATAGGGCAATTATTGTACTTCTCGGATAGCTCCTTAGCCTTGGCTACTAGAATCTTATAATCAGTCTGATTCTCTCGGTGGTATTCTACTACCTTCCTAGTGCGACAATTCATCACCATGAATACGTTATAGTCTTGTTGCTTAGCCAAATCCCATCCCAAGATATAACTATCCATGCCGTCTATAACTGATTCTGGATCTACCCAGTATTGAATAGGGGTATTAAAGTTGACTGCTGATCCAAATAATACCTCGGTTAAACCTTTAAATACTAGGCCACCACTATCAACAAACTCCGCAAAGTACTCTTGTCTAACTACATCTGCGGGTAGTACCTTCATCATCTCTACTAAGAAGTTAGGATAATCAGGTCGCTTAAAATAAGGCTGGTGTATTGATGCGAATAGAGGAGCTAGTGGGTTTAGCCCTCTTTGCCAATACTCCCAGAACCAATTCTTTCCCCTAGGAGTGGATATCAATACTACTAATGGATTACCTTTACGGGCGCATCCTATGATTTGTTGTTCAAAGACTTCACGTTTAATTAAAGCAGCCTCATCCACTACGATTAGATGGTAGCCTTTAGACACTATGGAATCAGGTGCATCTGCTGATTTAAAGAATATTTTAGATACCTTATCCCCTACGTATAGGTGGAGCTCGTTCTTCTGCCAGAAGTATTCCCATACTTTACGGCCATGCTCATCAAACTTAGGTAGGTTAGGTACAAAGAATTCATCTATTGGGGTACGTGCGGTAGATAGCACTGGGGCTACCCACATTACTTGGCAGCCTGGGTTAGCTAACATGAACGGTAATACTAGATCTCCGGCTACGAAGGTAGTCTTACCCCAGCCTCTACCACAGGAGAGGGTTATGAATTGAGAGCGACAAGCTTTAATCTGAGATAAGGCTTCTCGCTGCCCATCATGGGGCTTATAATTTATCTTTAGAGTCGTCTTCGACATCCATTTCCTTTACGTGATCGGTATCAATTACTTCAATTAATTCAATTGATTCTTTCTCTTCTGCTGCAGTCCTAGCCTCTACGCTTTTTATGATATCTGCGGCTTTAAATCTAGAATCCTCTAATAACTCAGGCTTATACCCCTCGGAGAACTCCACTACTACCGGGGCTGTAGCGGCATTAGTTTCGGCATCACCTTTAGCTAACTCCGAATTTAATCCTGTATGCACATATCGGTGTAGAATATCCATGGTGTATTTCATTATAGAGAAATCTTTTTCCGATAATGTAGAGATAAAATGAGATATATCTCCATGGGCTTTCTTTGATTTCAATAACTTACGCTTATAGAACCCGGCTATCTCTGACGCTACAGTTATGTTATCGCTAAATCCGGTGGCTATTTTATGACGAGCACTTTTAATTAATTCCTTACGTTCACTAAGTATTATATCATCTCGAAGCTTGGTGAGTTGTTTACTTCTAATTAGGTTAGATATCAATTCTCTAGATATCTTTAACTCCCTAGATATAGATGTCACTGACTTCCTATCCATGCAGTAAAGTTGGAAGATCTTATCTTGATCTGCTACATCTAGTTCAGCATCTGGATGCTTATACTTAACTTCTGGAGCAGGAGCTATCTCCGCCCCTGCCTTTAGCAGCATTTCTTCTTTGTCTTTATTTGTCTGATCCGTCATATTTTCTTGTTACCTTATTTAGAAGATTGTTACCTAATGCCTCTTTCGTGGCCATAGATTTCGCTCTTCTGGATAGTTCAGAGATTCTAGTCTCTAACTCTTTGTCTAACTCATCGTAATTTCGTACCTCACCCTTCTTATCTTCTAAATATACGCTTATTGTCTCAATAGCCTGCTGGGTAGGTCTGGAAGTCTCTGACCCATCTAGTTCCCGGTAGCGTACAGTAGTGGTCTTTACCAATTGTACTATCATGGCTTGAGCACCGTCCCGAGATACTATTACTGAGTAGTCACCTTGCTCGAAGACTTTAGCTAACTTAGTCATTTTTAGTAACTCCTTTAACTATCTCTATGTGATATTGTTTAGTAGATCCCATAACTAAAGCTCTCTTTCCGAAATATTCGGCTAGTACAGCCTGAGTATTTTTGTAGAATGTATTGTCTAATTCTCCTTCAACTTTAACTATTAGGAACTCATTAGGCTCTAATGTTATCTTACTAAGCTTAATAGGAAAGTCTTCTAGAATAAGCTTGTTTAGCTCTTCTCTAATTAATTGTCTTAACGCTTCTTTTTCCATGAGCCTCCTTTCGCATTAACTTTTTCTCCATACGAGACATTATATCTATGACCTCTTGCTCGGTCTTATCAAGATATAAGGCTATCTCTAATGCGGTAGCCTCTTCATGAATCAATAAGGTTAGTATCTCTCGCTCTTCACCTGATACTAGTGCTAGTCTTTCAGTGATCTCTTCCTTAGCTAGAATATTAGATTCTGGATCGTTATAGGCTACTAAAGCTTCCAATTGACCATCCTTACTTTTAATGGTGGACTCATAGTTATTATAGCTTTCTTCTGTAGTAGGTTCAAATGATACAAACGGTGCCCTCTTCTGCCAGGTAGTATCCCTATATTTATCTAGTATGAAGTTGGTCATACAGTTGATGATGAAGGTGGTGAGCTGGGATTTATCTGGGTTCCACTTACCTCTAGCTTTATAATAGACTGCAGTTAATTCAGATACGAAATCTTCATAAGTCCATCCGAAATAACTTTTAAATAAAATTCTATACCTCTTATAGAGAAAGTTTAACTTCCGTATATAGTACGATGGTGGGGGGTCCTTCCTGGACTTCATAAACCTATCCTTAGATTACGTTATTCTATCTATTAAACCTAATGACCTTGACTTTACAGCAGAGAGGAACAGTTCCCCTGATTCACATTTCTTTTTCCACCATCCGGCAGTACGCTTGGTGCGTTCTCCTAGTATCTTCCATCCTTGACGTTCCAGTTCTTTATGAAATTTACGGTACTGCTCAAGTTTAGTATGGCTCATAGTCTCGTCAGAGAAGCTAAACTGCCCCTCGTGTATCATTGCGAAGGAGTGAGCAGTCATACTTCTATTGTCACCTACCGCCAATATCCAGGCAGCCATACTGAAAGCATTACCGAAACAATGAGTATTTATTTCTATCTCTCGGCTTATTATAGAATCTATAATAGCATAGCCAGCATTAATATCCCCACCCTCAGAACATATCCATATAGTTATCGGAGCTACCGGATCTATAGACTCTAATAGAGTTAGTCCAGATTCAACTAGGAAGGCGCTACTTTCGCCTATCTCTCCTACTAGATATATTCGTCGTAGCTGAATGTCTATCTTAGTCTCTAAGATTTGACTCAGTACTTCTTGTGGTTGATTCATCTAAGTCTTCCCATTCCCATACTATATTTATCTTTATACCTACGTTATATAATTTACCTATCTTTGCAGCAGCGTCTTTTACTTTCTCAGCTAGCTTATTCAGCACTAGTTTTAACTCTTCTCTTTTAATGTCGGTCAGAGCCATCTTAATACCGCTACCTTATAATCATTCCATATAGTAGGAATCTTGTGTTTAGGTCTAGTGCCTACGTTATATCGTACCCAATAATCTGAGTCATGTCCATAGCGCTTCTTTAGATCCTTTAAAACTATAGCCCCACAATCTACGGCGTATTCTAGACTGGTGATAAGTCGCTGCTTGTTAAAGCCATAAGCCTCTATCGTCTTTCTATTAATCATAGATATAGAGAAGTCTTCGCAGTGATTTAGTTTAAGTGCCTTAGAATCGGCTGGTATTTTATAGCAGTTATGAACTCCCATCCTATAGCCAGATTCTTGCATTAACATAGCTGAGTAGATCTTAGCATCTATCCCATGTCTATTACTAGACACCTTAATAGCTTTAGCTAGTCTGTTAATATAGACTTTATCTAGCTTAGGGTTATTCTTTGCGATATGGGCACTTAATAGATCATCGGCAAAGGTACTAAATGATAATAATAGTAATAAGACTACCATGCTAGATATAATATCATAGAATCTTGGGTAGTGTCAATTAAATTGGTTTAGGCGCGTAAATAACTGATTTTACGTAGGGCTACTAATTCTAGTAGTAATGACTTCTTTAGCTGTAGGAGATGACGATAGTAGGATAATGATATATAGGGACTAGATCGTAACGTATGTAGTCTAAATTCAACTATCTGTAGGGAGCACTCTAAGGTTAGGGCGGTCTGCTTGCGATTCATTTAATAACTTCTTTAATTGAGATCTTATCCTTATAAGTTCTAGTAACGTAGTATTAACGGTGTCAACTAAGACGGTAAGCTCATGTTCTGATATAGTAATAGGCTTACTTTCTTTCGCTTGACCCATAATGTAATTATACGGGTACTACGGTATGATGTGATAATGAGTCATTGTCCCATTCTTATATATGAGAGTATGGGTATTTAGCCAGCTGCTAGTACCGCTATCATTAGTATATTCTAGTGACAGATGGGTGCTGGTACCGTTTACAAAGTTATTGTAGGGACCTATCTCAGGTGCATGTGTATGCCCGGTAACTAGTTTACCTGTAAAGGCTAAGCCGTTTTGCTTAGTATTAGACTTAGCTCCATTAGCTGAATGATCCCCATGGTTAAGTACTTCTATACCGGCTAATGCTAACTTACTATCTCTCTCATGGAATATAAACTTATCTAGCTTCTCGAACTTCTTTAAGCCATACTCTAATGGCCCCTGGGTAGCATCTGCTTGCTTATATTTAACTAATTGTAAAGCTAATTCTAGAGCTAACTTTAAGTTAAGCGTATCTTCTTTGAATCTAAACTCATCTAAGTAACGATCAAGATGTTCGTCATGATTAGACTTTACTATATGGTGTTCGGCGTTAGGTGCCGCAGCTTGATAGCTATTCAAGATGGAAGCTGTTAACTTCAACTCTCCCTGTAATGAATCAACCTCATTTAAAATTAATGACTTAGTTATCTTCTTATTCTCTACATGGTGTGAGATGGTACAGGCATCGAAGGTGTCGTGGTATATGACGTGTAGTGGTTTAAGTTCTTTCAGTAAAGAAATTGATTGAGTCATTATGAAATCATTTAGGAATGGAGGATGAAGATCCCCTAGAGATATACCCAATACTGCGTCTTCTGTCTTTGTATGACCATCTTTAGTGTAGTACGTATCTAGATCATAGAAGCCCTGCCCATCGAATTGTAGTTGGCGAATATGAAATATATCCTCGTTCTCTATTTCTATTGAAAGAGCACCTAAGGTATGGTAGCATTCCGCGATCCTGCCTGACTTAGATGATTTGTAATAGGGTTCTGATATAGTTCCGGTACACCAGATACCTCTAGGTGTAGCCGAGTGCTTTAGGCTTCTGGCTACTGATTTAAAGCGATGTCTAGGAAATGGTACGATTAGATTACCTTCGCTAGATACTAAGGCTTCCATTGAAGCTAACGGGTCAATGATATTAACTTTAGACTTAAAGGTAGACGCCCTTAACGAGTTATTGAATATATAACCACCAGCTATTAAGAATTCAGCTAATTCTTGTTTAACTGCTTCGTTATATCCATTATCGGTAATATCGTCTATATAGTTGTAATCACATTCTAGTACTTTAAGTTTAGCGTTATTAACCTTACAGTAGGTGTTTAATGCTCTGATAAATTCAGAATTTAAACTAGCCCCAGGTATAATAGAAGTAACTACGTATCTAGCTTTGGTCATAGACTTATCCTTGTGATTCAGTAGACTCCGTAACTTCTGCCTTAGCCTCTGTCTTCACTTCCTCTGTAGGCTTATTAGCTTCTTGAATCTGTTTTAGTACGTCCTCTGACCGTTGCTTTACGCTGGCCTTAGATTCCTCGAAGATCTTAGTATATTCTTCCTCAGTAATTACCCCCTTATTAATTAGGTTAGTCTTAAGAGAGTTTAGTACTGAATCATGCATAGCCAGGATCTGATCTTGCTTACGCATAGTCTGGAATAGGAATGAATCAAACTGCTGGAATCTTTCAGCTAGTTTCTCTAGTTTCTTTGATCGTGCGTCTAGTTGATGAATGTTCGGTCCAAAAGCGCCCATGTTATTCTCCTTGGGTTAGTTTATTAAATACTGATACTGCGGCTTCACCTAAGTTAATCGCATCTGCTATATCATTGTCTTGCAATTTAAGCATTAGATTATATTTATCATTAACTCGCCTAACTGACAAGTGCTTCTGAGTTAACTTACCTCTAGTAGCCCCCTTCTTAACTTGTGCGTTATGATCTTTATCGTCTTTCGATAATCTTAGTTCTAGAATCTTACGCCATTGCGATGGGTCTAGGTACAGGACCCGGAACTCGGAGCCGAGTAGGTCATAGACTGATTTATGTATCCACTCTAATAATCTCTGGGTGTTACGGTTACGTCCTCTGACTGTATTCTCTATGACTATAATAGAGGGCTCATACCCCCTGCATAGATTGTATATCTGTAGAGCCATAGCATCTGCGGCGTCTTTTATATTACGTGGATATATTGACCTAGTCTCTGGTTTATTGTTTACATTGAAGTCTTCTACAGATACTTCTAGTAGTCCGTGAGCTACCAATGAGGTGGGGTTAGAATCAAATAGCGCCCACCCAGTATTAGTACTGATATCTAGGGCTAATAGCTTATAAGAATTTGGTAATACCATTATCTGCCTCTACTTCAATGTAAGTATCTAGTTTAGATAGGAATGGTTTATCGTGGTCAATAATATAAACGCATTCTAAGTTATTGAAAACATTACGAATAAGGTCTGCGGCTTTAGCTTTATTAGTTTCATCCATCCCATCTAATCCCTCGTCTAAGAATAAGAAAGGGAAGTTAAGTCCTAGAGATTCCTGAATATGCTTAAAAAAAGCTAGTTGAGTGCAGAATCGTGCGATGGCTTGTTGGCCCAGGGATAACGAGAAGAATGAGGTAGCATTACCTCTAACTGCTATATCTATGGTTATGTTAGATCCTTCATTGATTATAAACTCACACTTTATGACCCCGTCCCCTAGAGTATCTAGGAATGACGCTAAATAGTAATTAATGCTGGTTACAGTATCTTGGACTAAGTATAGCTTTAGTTCTTTCTCATAATCTTTTAAGCGTTCCCAATAAGCTAGATCAGTCTGTATGTCTACTAGAATAGTAGTAGCAGCTTGTTTACGTTCTAATAGCTTTATATACTGTTCTCTTTGTTTCTCTAATAATTCAGTGTAAGGATTAGTCTGATTAGATAATACATCTAACTCGGCTTTATACGGACTGGGAGTAGCTTTAACCTCTGCCTTTCGTTGTACTAGATTGGATAAACTATTCTTATTAGCCTCTATAGATGCTTTAAGCATTGGAGCTTTATTAGATGCCTTATGACTATTTAACTTAGCTTTAAGCTCTTTTAGTTTAGATTCTTTATCTTCTATAGAACCCATAGCATCTAACTCTTTCTTTATCTCGGTGGCTCGTTCATATAGTGGGGCTCCAGCTTGTTTGATTACGGTTGTTTTATTGTTTAAATAAGACCTGATATGGTCTAATCCTTCCCTAGTTATTAGTTGGCCACATTCGTCACAATTACTATTCACCTCCGAATCTAGGTTAGCTAATCTATTTTTATAGGCATTTAAACTAGTAATCAACTCACCTGTCTTAGAATTTAATACTTCTAATTCTGGCATCTTCTTATAGTAATCACTAATCTCTTCAGATAATATACTAATCTCAGCTGATACTATTGCGGCATCTTTACTAGCATTATCCTCTTTACTTAATAGATTTTCTAGATCTTGGATAGCAGCTCGTAGCTGATCCATCTTCTTATCCATCTCTAATACTTTCTGGTTAACCTCTAAGCTATATTTAGAATCCTTAATAGTTAGTTCTGATATCTTAGCCTCATGTTCATCTTGCCAAGTTTTAACCTTAGCTGCTAGCGCTACAGTCCCATCGGATTCTACTGACCTGGATACCTCATCTAATCTAATCTTAGCCGATTGTAGCGTCTCCTTTAATTCCTTACATTTATCTTTTACTTTAGCAAAGAACTTATCATAGTAGTCTAAGCCTGTGATTTCATTAAAAGCTTTACGGCGATTAGCCTCGGTAGCATACAGTATGGAGCCAGCTGCTGACTGTATGTTGAAATACACTGAGCTGCAGAAGGTATCGAAATTCATCCCTAGTATTTGTTCTTCTAGAATTGTCTGAGTTTCAGTCTTATTAGCTCCTCTAATACGTTGACCGTCTTTTATAATGATTAAATCAGTACCATACTCGGTAGAGTCTACGGTACGTATAATGGTATAGCTGCTGCCATTATTAGTAAATTCTAATTGAGTTAATAAATCTCCTTTAGAATCCCAGTTAACTACCTCCGATAGCTTTACGTCTTTAGATATTCTTCCAAATAAATTATAAACTAAAGCTAATAATAACGAGGACTTACCTACTCCATTAGATCCTATGATGCCACATAGTCCACTATGATCGAAAGTATATAGATGTGATTGAATAGATCTAAAGTTACGAATATATAGCTTAGAGAATTTCATAGGCTAGTCTGTACCTCTTTTACTCTATCTAATAAGGCTTGGCTAGTAGCTTCATCTAATTTCTGCCCCTCTATAAACTTAGAGAAGATCTCTATCTTAGATGCTTTAGGGTTAAGATTAATAGCCCCCTCAGTCTTGGTATATTCTTTAACTACCTTAACTGCTTCCCCATATTCCTTAAGCTTATCAGATTTAATAAAAGAGTCAATAAAAGTCTTTGAACCTTTAAGGACTAATCTTACTGGATCGCCTGACTTATGATCTATGTTATTGATATTAGATAGATTATCTTCTGATATAGTATATGAACGATGCTGCGGGGCAGGTGATGGGATAAGCTCCATAATCCCAGTACTAGTATCTAAACTTACTATAGATTTAGTTTGATTAGCTTCTCCGAAAGAATGGGATAAGGTTGATCCGATGTAATAGATATGATCGTTTACGTAGTGCGGATTATGGTAGTGCCCTACGAAGACATTGAATCCTTTTAGCTTGTCTGGGTCGTAACCATCCTCGTCTAGTCTACCTGCATTTTGAAAGGCAGTCTTGATGCCTTGATGCATGAATAAGGTGTCTACTCCGATAGACCTAAAGAATTCTAACTCTTTATCTATCTCTTCTACGTTAGCTTTATATGGTATAAATCCTACGTTACCTAACGTACGGAATTGCGGCTCTAGCTTATTAGACATTACGTAGACATTGCTAACCTCTTCTAGAAATTCTAATGAATGTCTTTTATCATCTTTAACATTCCATAAGCAATGATTTCCAATCAGTACGTAGAACTTTACATCTGAGTAGGCTCTACAGGTGCTTAGCAGGGCTGATACGCATTCACCTCTCATTATAGCCTTAGTATCATGCGTATCTCCAAGAGATACTAGTGGCACACCTTTTTGTCTTGCTAATTCAAACGCATATCGGACTACCTTATCCACTGTCTCTACGTTACCTCTATTGTAATGTAGGTCTGTGATTAAGATCATAGTTCTCCCTTAATAGATTCTTTATACTCTTCTAGTTCTTCTTTAGTAGTAAAGACGTTCTTATCTACTATAAAGAATTCTATATCATTCTTACGCCCGTGGAAGTGACCTTTAAAGACCGATAGGATGGATTCGATACCGAATTTCTGATCTATGCCCTTTACCGTACGCTTAAGCCATGACTTACGCTTAGTCTTAACTATTAGGGTGGACATGTAATATAGCTCGGCTCCGCCTTTAATGATCTCTTTAGCTATACCAAACTTAGGCATGGACATATAGGTGTGGTTAATGAACATGGCGGCTACGTTTAGTCTCTTGATCTGCTGGCGTAGCTTACGTACTTGAATGTTATTGATCTTAGCTTCTACTGCTACGTGAGCATCCTCGGCATCTGCGGTTAGGATACGGTCAGCTACTGAGGCTGCTACTGAATCCCATACTAGGAGTATCTTAGGTAGTTCTCCCTTCATCTTAGCGGCTACTTCACTAATTTGTAGGAATAGTGCGTCTAGTCCATTCCAGGCATCTTCTAATGACTCACATGGTATGATCTCTAGCGCGGTAGGATCTCCTCCCATGGAGGCGAATCTTTCCATAGAGAACTTATGCTCGGAGTCAATAAGGAATACTAGGCCATTCTGCTTCTGACATTCTCTCATAGCTATCATTACAAGAGTAGTCTTGCCGGTGTCTGAGTCTCCTACTACCTGGGTAATGTGTCCGCAGGGGATACCTTTACCTCCGGTAGCTGTCTTAAAAAAGTCAGGCATATCTACCCAGTCAGATACCTGCAGTAGTTCGGTATTCTCGTCGGCTACGAATATAGCCTCTTTACCTAGTCTTTTATTTACTCCTTCACGGATTGATTTTGCAAAATCTCTGGTATTCATCACATGTTCCTCTCTGATCTCATATCAGCACTTAATTGCACCAACATATCTTTCTTAGCTCTAAGTGAATCAACATAACCCTTAATAGTTTCAAAATCTCTCTTAGCTTTTAGCATAGTCTCTTTAGCCTTAAGTACCTTATGATCGGTAGTAATGATAGCCTCTAAATGCTTCTCTGTAATCTTATCTGCACCTTGTTTAGTAAGTAGGTACACCGTGGCTTTAGCTTCCTCATAACTAAGCTTAGACGCCTCAAAGGCTTCCTCTGCATCTGCTTTAGCTGTGCAGTAATGGTACAGGATGGAGGGGAAATTGATGCAGTCCTCTTGTAGTCTAGCTACGTTGATTGTGTGATCTATTTCTGGATTGAATTTAAAAGATGATTCGCTCATTCTATCTCCACTATAGCTGGGCCAATTAGAATCCCTTCTTCAAAGCCTTCCACTAATATATGCATTGATAATACGTTTATAAACTCTAACAAGTCCCATAGCACCGCTTCAGGGTAGTTATAGCATAATGGTTGAGGTGCATTGATATCAATATCCTCTGCTATCTTGAAAGTCATACTATCACCGACTACTGCTAAGGTAGCAGTAGCATCTCCATCATATCGCATATCTACGATATCTTGATAGAATGCAAAACTACGCTTATCACTATGAGCTATCTTGAATCGACTACCATTAGGTAACTTGCTAAATATCATTAATGATATACTATCATCGGATACGCAGGACTTTACTGAATGAGCACCTCTCTTGAAGAAGGCTACTTCTTGAGATACCTCATCTACTTTAGCGAATAACTCATCTAGAGCAGCTTGATGTCTCTCATTTTTATTTATCTTGAATTCAGTGACAACATAACTACCTTGAGCTAATCCATCATCTGGTCGCTTAACTACGTTAACTAACAACGGATTAGGTAAGACGTTTATAACACTCATTTTATTACCTCCACTGCAATCTTAGTACTGATTATACCTAAAGCTAATCCACTTACAACTCCACCAGAGAATGTCAGTATATCCTTGATTTGACTACTAGATGACATTGCATGCATACGCTCAGTATTGTCCATAGCTACCTTTTGAAAGGTATCAGCTCTAACATTAGCCTCGTTAATAGCTAAGTCCTTAAAAGTAATAGCCTTACGTAGTTCTTCGTTCTCTTGTTTCAATAGTTTACGTTCTTGCATGGCATTGCCCACTGTACGGTGGCACTCTGGTGGATAGAGAAATCCCCCATCAATTTGCTTGATGGAGGAGAAGTCGCAGGAATATGCCTGATTATAGATCATTAATAAACATATTAATAATGTTCTCATAATTATTCCTTATAGTTCTTATGCCAGTCTAAACCAGCATCAGCTTGACTACCTCTCCTATCTCGTAGTTCGTTAGCTCGTTCGAGATGAGAGTCAGACCGCGCCTCATGCACAGCCTGACTCTTCTTTGAGTCCGCTCCCGCGTCTAATGCGTCCTTGAGTTGGGAGTCAGCTTTATTTAGTCTAACAGAGTTAATTAAATTAATCAACTTAATACCGCCTAAAATAATAGGCACTATCCAGAATAACCACTTATTATTTTTCAACCATTCTACCATATAAGATCTCCTGCGTTAGATAGGAATTGTTTAGCTATAGTTAGCCTAAGATCATTAAGATCCCCACTATTGTCTATGCGGATGACCCCAGATAAGTCCTTAACTTTAAGTACTTCAGCCTCTGAGGGATGCGATAAGTCTACTGTAATCCTTGGATTATCAACAAAGAATATTTTACTATTATCACCTAGAAAGTCTTTAATAAACTGGGCCTCAGATACGAAGCGACAATCAGTCACCGCGAACACACCTTTCTTATTAGGATCAGAAAATGCAGCTCTAAGATGCCAGTTTACGTCTAAGGTGTTGCGTATAATGTCAGTACCAACATACTGTAATAGATGTCTAGGAGATCTAAATGATACTCCTATATGCTTAGATAGATTACCTACCTTGTCCCTATCATAAGGAAGGATAGCATAAATAAACTCTATCAATTCATATAATTGAGGCTCAGTTAATGGTCTACTATAATCAAAGGGCTTCTCTTTTAGATCTCTATCCTCAAAATAATTCATAGGGATGCGAAAGAATTCTGAGCATAAGTTCTTTAAAGTTCCAGCTAAAGCTATCTTAGTAGGGTTAACTACCCCTAATTCAGCTAGAATTTGGTGACAGGTATCTTTACCTGATCCGGCAGGGCCACAGAATGCTACTACTTTAAATGTCATACATACTCCTTATTTACAATCTTTCAAGTACTTACCAATGCTAGGTACTGCTTCTAATGGTAATCTTAACTTAATTGTATTCTCCATCTTATCTTGTAACATATTAGCTACTTCTTTAGCATACTCCTCATTAGCCTCTAAGTACAGGGCATCGTGGACTTGTAGCACGATCCTAGCTCCCCATTCAGGATGGGATTGTATCTCTTTGGCTACGGCTATCATGCATCTATTCATTATAGACGAGGCGGTTGATTGGATTGGGTAATTACAAGCGACGTTTAACTCTCTTTTAAGGTTATAGTCGTTATCCTCTGTCTTGCCCAAAACTGCTAGCCTCTGTGCTACTGGCATCTGTCTTATACGCCCGAACATGTTGTAGCATACTCCATTATTCATGGCTACTGATTTCATCTTATCCATGTAGTTACGAATAGAGGGGAATGAATCTAGGTAGTTAGTTATAATCTCTTGAGTCTCAGCTATAGATCTAATCAGTCCTGCCATCTTCTTTAGGCTGCGCTTCATTTGAAAACTGGAGGTATTATAGGCAGTAGCTAGGGCGATGACCTTAGCCGTATCTCGATACATTACACCTTCTTTGGTGTTTTTTAGGAAGTTAGGTAGCTTAGGATCGGCACTAAACTTAGTAGTGTCTAGCCCCATAGCTTGTATTCCAATAACCGAATAGAAGTCTAATCCGTTCTGGAAAGCCGCAATCATTAAAGGATCTTTAGTTAAGTGCGCTAGTACCCTAGGTTCTAGTTGTGACTGGTCAGCTGCTATAAACAACTTACCCTCGTCAGCCATCATGAATGATTTAATCCTATCATCTTTGCGGGGGATATTCTGGCAATTAGGCTTAGAGGAACTATAGCGACCAGTGACGGTACCGAATTGTAGGAATTGTGGATAGATATATCCATTCTCTGCCATCTCACCTATTGATTCTACGTAGGAGGAGTATAGTTTCTCTTCTTTCTTTAATTTCAATAAGTTATCTATCCATTTATATTTAGGTGCGTATTCAGTTATATTATCTGCGTCTACGCATACAAGCTTGTATATGTTGTGCCCTTGCTCGCGAGCTCTTAATAAGAATTGCAACATATCAGATTTATTGTAAGGTCGTTTGCCTGATATTCGTTTAGCTAATTCTACCCCGGCATCAGTTAAAGCTTCTGGAAACTCTTTAAAATGAGCGAATAATAGCCAAGCCACATGCATGTTGCTATTTATGTTTAGTTTCTTCTTTTTTTCAAATGGAGGATAGATATCACCTAATTCATCGTAGATCTCTTTGGTGATATTGTTAATAGTATTTTGCATATCATGGCTAATCCTAGCCAGTTTATCCATATCAATCTTAAGACCATAGCGATTCATCGGAATAGTGCACTCTCGGTATAGTGGCATGACTTCGTCTTTATAGAACAAGTCGGTTAGCTGCATCTCTTCTAGTTGTTTATTTTGTAAATGAAATAGATTTAGAGTTAGGAATACGTCTTGGCAAGCATAATGTTTTAGTATTTTTAAATTGGCTTTATAGAACTCTTTTTGCTTACCCTTCCACATTCCACCATTAGCTACCACTGAATCAGCTAAATCAGCCTGCTCTTGGCTAGCTCCGGGCCAATACTTATTAGATAATTCTTTTAATGCGAATCTAGTGGAGCAGGTAGGATCTATAGTATGACGCTGCATCTGAGTGTCTGAATATACTGACTGGGCTAATTCTACTTCAAAATCATGGTAGGTGAAGTTAACATCGAATACTCCGTTATGGGTTATTAGTTTAGAGGGCTTGACATAATCAATTAAGAATTGAGGCATGTCTTCTAAGATCTCGGTATTAACTAACTCTTGACGTACCTTATCCCATACCCTAGTAGCTAGATAATAGCATCTAACATGACTTAGATCTCCATAAGCTAAGGCTATACCTATGATCTTATCCTTCCTTGGATTAAGACCAGTAGTCTCTAAGTCGTAAGCTATGTATTCATCACGACCTTTTAGGTCACTGGTTAGTAGGCTTAGCTGTGACTTCGATGTTATTATCTGAAAATACTTCTGCCCTAAGCTTGTGGATGGTATCATACTTAGCACTCTCCTCTTTACCTGCTGCCGTAGGGATAGTAAAACTAGCTATATTCATATCCCTTTCTGACTTCTTTTTCTTATTTATATCTTTAGCTAGTACTTCATATTTATGGTATATGATCATGTCTCTTTCGTCCATCTTAGAGAACCTATCTGTAACTAAATCATATTTAAGTAAACCTATTTCACCTACTAAAGCTTTATCGTTTACACTCTGGAAGCGATTCTTGCAGTATCTTAAAGCTATAACTCTTAGATTTCTATTAGAGATAGTATCATCCTGGGCTATGGCTCCATATTGATTCTTTAATGGCTGCCATAATGTGATAACGAAAGTACAGAAGTTCTCAAACTTGCTGGTACCATACGCGGCATCTTGGTACAGCGGTAGGTCGCCTTCCCCGGCTTTTTCTCGGCTAGACTGGGATTGAGTAATCCAGAACACTTCTTGGGTGCGGGCTACTTCTTTAATGTCCTTGCATATCTGCATTAAGTTAGCATTCTCGTAAGATTCTCTGCCGCCTTTAGATCTTAGTCCTTTATCCATGATGTTAATATTATCTAACACTACTACCCCGATAGCCTTACCTGTCACGTTCTTAATCTGGGTTAGACTATCGTTGATATCTTGTAGGGATAGATTGCGATAAGTACCGTCGTCGTTCTCGTTAGATATGATTATGATCTTAGGTAGGATAGTTTCCGTCGCCCCTACTTGTTTTCGTACCTTATCGTAGATCTCCTCTTCACTCATCTCTAATGAGATATAAACATGCACGAAATCAGGATTAGCCTCAGCTACTTCTCTAATGATATTGAGGCATACAGTAGACTTTCCTGCCCCAGAGCCACCTATTAGGCCCAGTACGTCGCCTGGCCTGTAGCCATAGTCGAATGGACATAGCTGGGTGGTAGGTATCTTAAATACAGTGGAGTTGACCGTAGTGGCGGCTTTAGTCTTAACCTCTTCCAAGGTACGCCACTGGAAGTTTACCTTTTGACCTCTTATGTCATGAGTGAATAGATCATCCATGATATACTTCTGTACCCAGTCAGCTCCCTTCTCTTTACCCTTATCGGTGTTAATGGCTACTCGCAATATCTCTTCTCTTTCGTAGTTCATCTTTACTAACATGTGACATAGCCGCCATAGCGAGCTAGACCTATCTTCTCCAAACTTACATAAGAATAAGTCTTTAACTTGTTCCGACCTATTTAGTAGTTCAGTAAACCTACTAGGTAGTTCGGTGCTAGCTAGTTCAATTCTCTTCACTCGTTCTGCTGCGGGGGTTAGGTGAGTTTCTACTAGGCTCTTATGTAGAGCGTCTAACTCCGGTAGAAATCCGAAGTCACTAACCTTGTAGCGTTTAGTCATATCTTGTTGGATAGTTTCCACTAACTTAGGATTGTATTGGTCTTTAGTATTGTAGTACCCAGGCACTCGCATTAGTTGTAGTACAGTGTAGATGCTGGGATCTGACTTAAAGTGTATTATGAGTTTTTGTTGTAGTGTTACGTAGTTGAACGCATCTAGATCCTCTAACCGCCAGAATGCATGCACTCCATTGCCCGTAATGTTTATCACGTTAGCCGGTAGCTCAAAAGACTTTATCTTATCCACGGCCTCAGTGATAGATGCATAAACCTTATCCTTTAAGTCTATGTCTATAAACACCCACTTAAAGTTGTCTATATCCTCGCCACTAAACCACCCATCCTTAGAGTTATTAGTCTTAGAATCATTAGGAAAGAAGTATATATTATACCCTTCGCGGTTATACAGCTTTAGGGAGTTATTGTTGAACTCTCCTTCTAGGATCTTGGGCGGTACCTTACTTTGGGCCTTAGCCTCTTCCTTCTTCCACTTAGCTGGGATCAAACGATAGCGCATGACTACCTCCTATAAATATAATATCACGAAATCATAAAATGAAAAAGCCCCCGGTTAAGGGGGCTCTTATGTCAACTAGAGGGGGAGGAGGTGAACCTTCTAGTCGGCAAATGGGTTAGAATTAAATTGAGGCTTAGCGCTGCTAGCTACGCTGCTAGCTGCTTCTGTAAATGCTTGATTTGACGATACATCATCATCGTCAGCTAGTCCATCCATATCCTCAGCCGACACGTTAGCTGCGGTAGGTCGCTTATGCAATCCTTGTCCGCTCTTAACTGCGTCTAAGTCTACGAAATGACAGATCTTGATGTCATTAGCTGGCATCTCACTTGGAGCTGGCTTCTCGCTGATCTCTAACTGAGTAAAAGGACCTCGCTCAGTCATAACCGTCTCTCCGGCTTTAATCGATACGAACTTACCTACCAACTCAGATAGAGCTAGTTGTCCATTAAGGTACTGCTTAGTAGCCCCTGGAGTAAAGTTAACCCCGATGACTTGACCATTAGGCCGCAATAGATGGCACGTAAATTGCTTGTTCTTGTACTTAACCCCGGTCTGTAGCGTACCACCTACATACCAGCCGGTAGCTTCACTCACTTCACCTTGTTTGGTGGGCTTAGCCACAATCTTGCAATAAAGACTCTTGTCACTTACTCTTGAATAATTAGCCATTAGTTACCTCCTATCTTCGGTTTAGTTTGGCTAGGATCAGTATATAATGTTTATTTAGTACAGTCAAGTGTTATTATTTATGGGTTTAAGTAGTTGACATATCGTTGAATTAATCGTATGATTACTAGTGATATTCTTTATTGAGTATCAAAGAGGTTAGTCTACCAGTGTTATGCCGGCTACCAAGTATCTGGAATAGATGAAATAATTAGGGTTATTTCAAGTAGGTCCAGCTACACAGTCCCAACGGAGAGTAACACCTAGGTTAACTATTCTGCTGCAAGGAATATACGCTTTGTTATAGCTACCTGTCTTTCTGGTAGTAGTTCTTCAGGCTAGGTCCTCCGTAACCAATGTTAAATCCTAGCACGGCTATAACGAGGTAAAACCAAGCAACTAACTAGGGGTGATGACCATGATACCCCGTACTTAGTGCTCAATCGCATGTAACTGTTTAACTGAAGTTATAATAGTTATATACGGAGGCTAAGAACTATGGGACTGGCCATGTCAGGTCTAATTTCAGTAACAGTGCCTTAAATATCACCTATTGACTCTGCCTATCTACCCTGCTACACTAGTGACAGGAGATCTGTATGCAGGTTAAGAGTGTCCAATCAATCATTAAACAAGAACTGAGAAAGGTACGTTCACGTATGAACACCTTACGTATGGCTCGTAAGAGGTCTTTACTTCTATGGGAGTTTACTAAACATAGAGAACTTAGTCCTTACGGTAAGGATTCATACCTAGAATCGATAGACCGAATGGTGCGTGAGTATAACAGTGATCAAGCCGTACAGTTATTCTCTAATAGGAAAGTACTGGGTTTAACTATAGGGATGGTTAAGAAGTCTAGGTTTAAGATATCTAAACCATTGGAATTAGAGGAGCTTACTGAGTTTAAAGAACTATCTCTAAAAGAATCAGAGCTAATGGATGCATTGAATACTTGTGGTAACAAGGTAGTGGTAGTCTGATGGTAGAGATCCACGTAAACAATTCTACATCGCAGATCAAGAACCTAGACCGTAGCCTACTAGCTAAGTTACGACTAGCTTATAGCTACCTAGACAGAGATGCCACCAAGCACGCCCAGTACCCTGTACGTATCCATGCCATAACCGCTAAGGGTGAGTTTGGTAGCGGACTAGCCGAAGAGATCTCTACTAAGATCAGTAGAGTCACCCCCTGCCGCATAGTCGATCATCGTAAGCCCCCACCAGACTCGATTATAGACCATAAGGTGCGTTTTAAACGTAACCTAGGGGGCACGCCTTACGTAGAACAAGACGCCGTAGTAACAGGTTTAGTAGCTCATCATAGAGGGGTAGGAATACTCCCGACCGGAGTAGGTAAGTCCTGGGTGATAGCCTTAGCCATAAATGCCTTAAGAGTCCCTACCTTGATCATAACTCCTAATCTAAATCTTAAGAATCAACTATATAGGGAATTAGCGCATCTCTTTGGTAGCCAAAAAGTTAATCTAGCGGCTAAAAACTCAAAAAACAAATTTATAACCATAGCCAATATTCAATCACTTAGCTCATTGCCCG